GTCTGTCTGTCTGTCTGTCTGTCTGTCTGTCTGTCTGTCTGTCTGTCTGTCTGTCAAGATTGTGTTGTGGTAATGTGCCGTTGTCAATAAGCTGTTTTATCAGCTTGTCAGCCTTTTCATTGTTGATGTAATACTTTTCATCTACATTATCCTCAAGATAGTCTTTCAGCTTCTTTTTGAGTGGTATAGGCTGTGGAAAATGATAATTGTACTCACCTAGGAATGAAAACATAAAGCATCTTTCACGATTTTGTGCTACACCATAATTTTTAGCATTCAAGTCTTGATAGTAATTTGTGTAGCCAAGGCTTTCAAGGAAATCTAGCCACTTTCTAAAGTCGGGCATATTATCCTGACTATGTACTTGTGGCACGTTCTCCATGAATAAAATCTGTGGCAATTCTCCGTTGCTATCTCTGATTTCTGTTAGTATTCTCTCAACTTCCCACAACAGACCGCTTCTTGTACCGCTGCCCTTAGACATTCCGGCTTGTTTTCCGGCAACTGATAAATCCGTACAAGGGAATGAGTAAGTAAGTAAGTAAGTGAATGCATTTGTGTCGCAGATATTCAAATCTTCTGCATGAACCTTAGTTATATCCATTGTAGGAAAATCTGTGCCATGCACTGCGTTATAGCTTGCTATGGCATACTTATCAAACTCCACAACTCTGTAATGCTCAAATTTAGCGCCTATTCTCTTTAGTGCCATTGCCTGACTGCCGTGGCCGGCAAATAATTCTATCAAGCGGATAGGCTTTGTTATGCTAATTGGTTCTCTTGTGAAGTCAAATATGCTCATTTGATTATCACAAGAGTAATTGTCAAAATTCATTTTCTCTTACCAAAAGGAAACCTCGGTTTTATGTCGCGACAACCTATTCCTTTCTGATAGATTAATTAATGTTTAATATTTTCACTGCACCACTGCTCTTGTATCTCATCATTGGTCTTATCTCGTCCGTAGATGTCGTACCATGCAAACGCTACCTCTGTCAGCCCGATTATGCCGAATACTATGAGGGCAGTGTATACTACTGTTGTTATGTTGGTCATTCTGTATCACCCACCTTTATTTTCATGAATTGTCACGCATTTTTAATTCATTGAGCCATTCAGTTTCATCAATTTCAGTCCAATTAACTGCATATTCTTCGCCAATTCCAACTGGGATAAAATTACCTTCTAAATCTTCTGCGACTAAACAGGGCGAATAATACATATCAGAATTTACTCTTCCTAATATGTGCATTTTCTTTCCTGCGCTATGTTCATAATGTTTGCCAACTTCAAATATCATTCTTCATCACTCCTTAGCCTTAATATTCAAAGTGTTTTCAATCTCCCTCAAACTTTCTTGCACATCTGCAATCTGCAAATAGCTAAACGGACTGTCACAACCGCTGACATAGTGGTTGATTTCAACACATTTTTGATGAACTAATTGCTTTAGTTCGATTGCGAATTTTCTTTTTTCTCTTATTGCTTCGCTCTCTGTCATGTTATATTCTCCTCGTACCTATCCTCGCAAATTTCCCTATCCTCTTCGTGGGAATAAGCTCTTTTACAATGTGTGCAAAAAGCTAAAAGTTCCTTTATGTTTGTACTTTTCTCGTATTTGCAACCGCTACATGGGCTTGGTTCTTTATTATTCTTTTCTGTCATACTTTCCCTCGATTCCCGTAGTTTTGCTGTAAAGTCCTAGCTTTTTCATTTTTTTAAGAAAAAGCTTCATTTCATATCCTGTAAGGCCAACATTAGTATTTCCAATCTTCTTTTCGTCCATCAAGTCTCTGTCATACGACTGTAAAATATGACGGCCTGAAGCTTTATGCCAAATGTCAACGCGCTGCCAATAATTGTACTTTGTATTGTAGCGTTCATATTGAGCGCCATGCTTATCTTCACAGATTTTGTTGAATCCAATCTCTTTTAATTTTTCGTCTACGTTTTTAAATATTCTCATATTATCCCTCACTTTCTAATAACTCTTTATTGTCAAAAATATTGCCAATAACTTCTGCGTTTCTATCGGAAACCCAAAAATATAAATCTTTATACCATATAAAAACTTCATCACATTTTTTAACTTTCCATTGAGCTTCATCCCAAAGAACAATAACTTTGCCAAGCTTGCATCTGATTATATCCTTCTCCCAAATCAGCTTGCCGTTCTTGCTTCTCAAGCCTGTACATCGGCAGATAGTGGTTGGGTCTACTTTGTACCATCCGTCTGTCTCTCCGCTAGAATAAAACATTGTGTTAGGTTCAAATATTAGATGAACTTCTTTGTCATACATATTTAAACCTTTTACATAATATCCTTGTACCCATTCTCCGTTATCAAGTCTCTTTGCCTTATGTAAATACCTATCTTCCATATTCTCTCCTATTCTGCTTCTGATTGAAGCTCTTTAATCCACCCATCATAATCCCATGAGCTTCCACATATAGCATCACTCGTTACAGTCGTTAGAAATTCTGCTAACTCTTCATCCGACATATTCCTTATTCTGTCGGCATTAGTTGGCTTATCGCTTTCCACAATTTCAAAATATGTATCAATGTAACCTAATACAATTTTTAAATCGTAAGAACTATATCCGATAGAATAATCCTTTTCACCAACCCGTCTGTACTTCAATTCATAATAAGGCTTATCGTCTAACATTCGTGCGATTATTTCTAAGCTATTTACCCTAGCCTTATTTATCTTTGCTGTTCTGCAATCAAATGTGTAACAAGGCTCATTATCTCTTGAATTGCTGTTGTGCTGGCAGTTACAAGTGCTATTAATACTGCCATTCAATTCAGCCAATTTGTTATAATAGTATCTTATATACTCCTTACCATACATATTTACTGTCTTTTCAAACTCGTAAACAGCATTACATTCCGCAAGCTCTTTTATTTGTTTGCTACTACACATTATTCTCCACCTCTCAATCATAATAAATACACAAGCCCGATAATATAATGTAATACTTGGTCTTGCGTGTATGTAATCTTATTCCACCTAGCCTTTAAAGGGTCAATAATCAGATGTGAAATGAAAATTACTGCCAACTGCCATGTCCAACCAAATACCGCCAAGAACGGAACACAATATAGTGCACAATGCACAAATAAGTGATACCAATTCTTTCCTTTTGTTTGTGCAATAAAATCACATTGCAGTACATAATCGCCCATTAAATGACAGAGTATAATCAATACTATTGTTTTACTCATCTTCTCCACCTCTCAATTCTTTCAGTTTTGCTTCGGCTTTTTCTTTTGTGGAAAAATACTTGCAATTTTCCTTGTCAATGTCCTCAATCTCGTATATCGCAAGCTCCCTTATAGGTCTTTTCATAACCATTGCATACTTAGGATTGTTTATATCAATAACGAAATACACATCTTTGCAAGGTAATTTAACAAGTCTGTCCTGTTCCTCTAAATCCTCATATTTGCCTAATTTTTCTATCAGCAAATTCTTATAATCGTAACTATTTTCTCCGCACGGCAAACTGTCAGAAGCTCCATGTGTTCCGTCTGAATAAGTCTTTGTTAATCTCTTCATTACTGCTCCTTTTCCGGAAGTTTAGCTAGTTCGCATACTGTACACATCTGACCACTCCATGATGTTGTTCCATGATTCCAAGCGTAAACTCTTCCATTCTCATATTTCGCAAAATGCCTTTTAACCCACGAGTGAATACCACTATACGTTACCAGTATCGGTGTATCAACTGCAACTTTTGACCAGTCAATTGGTGGTTCAACATATTCACTATTTGCCCATTTTTTTCTTGCATCTCTGCAATCAACATTGCCAAAACTAAATAAACAATTTTTACACGTTAATTTATAGCACGATGTCGGCTCTAATGTTGCTTTGTCAACTGCTATTTTGCTACCACCACAAGCAATATCCAGAATCTGTTCTGCGAATTTCTCTCTATTTGTCATTGTTTTGCACTCCTTTCCCATAATCCGGCATATGTTTGAATCTCTCATATGCCTTATTGTCTCTGTGTTTTTCCATGTAGGCTTTCTGCCTATCGTCCCTCATCTGCTTTATGTGAGCATTTTGAGTACTGTCGTTATCCCATGCGTAAGTCATTAATCAATCACCTTTATGTACCTTTCATCAACGTAATTAACTTCATCAGCAAGGCATTGCGCCACCTTTGGCAATGTCAGACCGAATTGATTAAATTTATACAACGTGTCGATTAAATCCCTAAATTCTGCGATAAACTCTTTAATTTCTCTAACCGACAATTTAAACATCAGTTTAAGTGCCGTACACGCTAAAGTCATGTAGCTGTATGCCGTGTCATTTAAAAGCTGTCGTGTGTCGTTTATTGTCAGTGGATTATTCCTCTGATAAATCCTAATCAACTGCTGCATTGGGATTAAATTAATCTCTTCCTGCACATCAATGCCGTATCTAACTTTCAAAAGTTCAGCAAGCGTTTCAGTTTTCATTTCATTTTCGGTCTGCGCCCTTTCAAGGTACTCATTTATGGTTCTTTCAAGCCTTACAATGCGCTTATTACCAAATCCGTGGTGCGAATACAGTACATAGTACCCTAAATCCATAAAGTCCGTGAAAGACCGCCTTACGAGCTTTCTGCGGTTATTACTGTTTTTCAGCGTAACTCTTTCGGATTTTGTCCATGTAAAATCCGGCTCTTTGTGCTTTTTCTTTGGTTTCAGTTTGTTGCTCATATTTTTTCATTCTTTCTTCAAGTTCTCTTTTTGCCCTAATAAAACAGGCTTCGGTAGTTTCTTCTGCGACTTTTACAAGTTCTTTACCGCGCCACCGGATAGTTATTTTTGCTTCTTTGCTATTTGTTCTGTAGAACATTTGCAAGTCATATTTCCTTTGCAGTGGTCGGTAAAAATCGTAAAAATCTTTCAAGGTGTCCATTGCGGACTCCTTTCTTTTATCTTCTGCCGTGCCAAGTTTGCCTTTTCGCAAGTTGCATTCTTAACGTTCTTCTGATAGTGCATTTCGCAGACCTTATATCCGGGCTTTACCGGATTATCACAGAAAAAACATAGTCCTTGTTCATATCTGCCAGTTCTTTCAGGCATTTTAACTCGTGCTCTTCTCATTGTTTCCCGGCAAAATGTGCAAGTGGTATGCCCCGGGTCTGCTTTCCTTTTACGACAGCGTGTGCATATGCCATTTTTCTTGTCTTTTTCGTATCGTGCTTTTCGCCATGCCTTTTGTCGCTCATTGTATTTTTTTACATCAGCAGTGCGTATCTTCGACATGGCTTCGGCTGATTTTGCCCTACACTCAACACAGCTTTTTTCATCACCATATAGCAAGTTTTTGCCACATCTAGGGCAAACACCAACTGCCTGTAATTTTTTATAAAGCTCTCGGCCATATGCTGTACGTTTGCTGTTGCATGACTTGCAAACCACACCTTCTCTATCAAGTGGTTTCCCACAAAGCACGCAAAGGTTACTAGCTTTTCGTTCTTCATACCTTTGCCTAGAATACTTGTCTTTTATCATTTTTCGCTAGGAGTAAAACATGTTTTAATTGGTCGACCAAAACCTCTTTACCTCCTATCTTTTCATCTGCTCGATACGTTCCTTAATTTCTTTTGGCATTGGAACACCTTTAATCGGCTTATTTTGGCTTTTATTATCTTCAAGTGATAATTTTATCGTCTGTTGATTTTTAGCACCGATTTGAGCCGAATACGAGCTTCTATTGGTACTCTCAATCAATGCCTGTATATCCTTTGGCATTCTTTGATATTCCTTTGCTCGATTAACAACTGTCCTGTAGGTTCTCATAAAGTTTGACTGTACTACATTTTCAATGCTCTTGCTGTCCGTCAGCGCCCAGTTTCTAAGATTATCAGGACTCCCGACAGCCTTTTGTACGAGCGGTGGTAACTTGTTAAATTCTTCAACTGCTCCATAGTAGCCATTCCTAAGTGCCCTGCTAACAAGGAACCATGCTTCCATTTCGTTAAGCTCCTGTGGGGATTGAACCTCATACAGTTTGTTAATTAGCTGTCCTATGCTCGGTGCAAATCCGCTTGTATCGGAATGCACGTAAGTTTTCAATGCCGTAGATATTTGACTGTAGCTGTATTCTTCCAACATCATATTCCATACATCTACTGTCTCCGATAAATTGCTCGGCTTGTAATTGGGGTAGCAATCACACATTATGCGAATGATTTTAATTGTCTCGTTTCTTGTCATTTCTCTACCTCATACATTGCCCCAATCAATGGTGCCTTTATTAGCTGAATGTGGCTCGTTGTCCTTTAGTGCAAACAACCCTTGCCAACAATGGTCTACTGACTGATTGAGGATTTTAACAGCCAAATCGTTATCGCCCTTTGAAAGTCTCTCGATAGTGTTCATAGCTCGGTGTAATGCCATTTCGGTGCATATTGGCTTTTTGATTTTCTTTCGCATTGTTAGATATTCCTGAAAAGCACTCTCTAGCATTTCATCATCAGGGTAGTAGACAGTTTTCTTTTTAGATATTGATTTATCAATATCTTTTTCTTTTATATCCTTATCTTTACTATCCTTAACTATACTACCCTTATCTATACTTACCTTACCTATACTATCCTTACCTACGGATACATCTTGTATACACTTTGTATACATCTTGCTTTCATCAAGGGTGTATGCTTTATTTTTCTTAATTCCAAGCATGGATTTTTCGTCTACATAATCAGTAGGTCTGTATCTGTCGGACTGTATGTAATTGTGCATTTTCCAGTGCTTAATAACGATAATTCCGCTTTCAAATAAGATTACAAACGATTTTGCAATCAGCAGTTTAAAATCATCATCACTAGCACCGCACATTCGCTGTATTTTCTTGGGATTATTAACAAATCCATCATCGTCAGCATTCATGGATAGGTGAAAGTAAAGCATTTGAGTACTGCTCGGCATATCGAGAAAAGCGTCACTTTCAGTTATTTTCTTAGCAAACATTCTACGTTCTGCCATTTAATTAATCTCCTATTTTCTTCAAGTTTCGGTTGATGTATTTTAATCTTTTTCCTCGTGGTTTGTACGCTTCAAGTTGCGCCCCTGTTTGAATTTCACCCATTCTTCAATCTCAACATTTGTGACTGCAAAAATCTGTTTCAAAATTTCCAAACAGATAATTACATCTGCCATTTCTTCAACAAGATTGCTCCTGTCGCCTATACCTCTAATTTCCTTGCTAATTGCCTGCGACAGCTCGGAAAGCTCTTCCATGCATACCACAGACTGCATTCCCTCGCCATAATGCTTTATGCTCTTGGAAACTATTGATTTATCAACATTAATCTCCATTTTTATTTCCTTTCTTTTCTTTTAAAATTTCATCCAAACAGGCATTAAAGCCCTTATTCTCAATCAATGGGACTTTCCATGTCCCTTTCACAGAACCTTTGCACTCCCGTAGTTCAAACTCTTCTTTCTTCTCCGGCAACTCTCGGAGTGGACACCAATCCGGTTTATGGTAACAATAATCATCAATCATCCGACACAGTGTGTTATCGTTCGGCTCATCTTCAAGCTCGCAACATGCCTCTACTCCCTCATGTAGTTCTCTACAAAATCTACAATCACAACAAGTTTCCGGCATATCCATAACCAATACTGCTTTAACCATCTACTTCACCCGCTTTCAATAAATCCATAAATTTCTCATACTGTTTCTGCGATACCTTGTTATGCTCTTTTTCTGGCTTTAAGCGGATTATAAGGTGCTTTTCGGCAATAGAGGATAATTCCCTCGCGAGGTTCTTTCTACCTTGCTGTACGCCCTGCAGATAGCCTTTAGGTGCTTTCCTCTCGCCTATTGAACCGCTAGCACGATTTTCTCCTTGACCGCCTAAACTGACATTCCGAAGCTGATAGCCTTTATCAGCATATAGCTTGATGTAGTATTTCTCTTTTTCGTCAAGCTGACTTTCGGGGAAATTCAGAAATTCAACTCGCCAGCCATAAGGGTTTTTCTCTTCGTCATACAGCTTGTGACGTTTCAAACTAAGGTCTATGTGCTGTTCGTAACCTACAAGGTGGCTTGCCAATCTGCTAAGTGTATGTACCGCCTGTCCGACATACGCATACTTAAATCCGTTTTCATCTTCTCGGAGTAGGAAGTAAATCCCACTCCTGTCATTCAGCTTTGGATTCAGCTTTAATAACCGCTTTTTATTCTCCTGTTCTATTGCCTTGGCTCTTGCTATGTTCTGATAATTCAATGTTTCCACCTCTCTTTACAATATCAATTGCCGTCTGCATAGTAACCTCATTTATAGCGTTTTGAATTTCGAGTTTAATTCTCTTTTCGATATATGCTTCTAAATCTCGTAATATTAGTATCATCTGACCAACAGCCAAATGTATCGTTATCGCCATAAGCTTTGACGCTTACCGTAGCTCCGTCCATACCATCTGCGATAAAATCATCAGTGTAATTAGTACTATAAAATGCTGTATAGGTTGTATCATATTCTTTCCATGTTCCATCAGCTTTTGTGATACGCACCTTATAGGATGTTGCATTTTCAACCTTTGACCATTTGACTGCCACGTGACTGTAGTTAAAATACCTTGATGCACTCTTGTAATACGATGCATACTCCACCACAGGAGTATCGAGGATGCATTTCTCAAGCCAATTTTTTACATAGTTGTCGATTGCATCTTTTAAAGCACCATCAGGCTCAAAATTGATATCTGGAATCTCTATGGATGGCGGATTAAGTGGTGGTGTACATGCCGACACCGGCACCGCATTAAAACCCCCCATTGCAATCACACAAGCCATAGCTATTATTGCTTTTTTTATTTTTCTACACATTGTTTTATCCTCCTTTAGTTTATCCACGTAAATCAATCTCATTCTTATCACGCTCCAATAATATACATTCAGTTTCAAAGAGTTTTTCATACATATCTTTTGAATTAACTCTGCTCTCAAATTCCTTGATAAAATCTCTGTATGCCTGTTTTCTAACTTCTCGGTCATGCTTGGTGCAATCAAGCTTATCGAATGAGATATTGATTTTTCTGATAATACTGTAACTTGATTTATCAGAATTGATATTCATGTATCTTTCAGTGCATATTGGCATAATGCCATTTTTCTGTAGCAGTTCTGTAATCTGAAATACAAACGCTCTTACAACTGCAATATCTTTTTGCTCCGACATATCCTTTGCAATATTTGCAAATATTTTATTTGTATAATCCATTATTTTTCCTTTCTAGGACAGCCGTTATTGACTGCCCTGTAATCAACCGACTCTTAGTTAAATGGTAATTCCTCGTCAATACCATCAGGAATTGACACAAAGCCATCATAGGGCTTTGGCTGTAGTTCTGCGCTGCTGCCACTTGAATTTTTACTGTCGCAAAATTCCAACTTAGATATGTTGCAATCGTTAGTGTAGACTGTGTTTCCGTCTCTATTCTTGTAACTGCCTGTAGTCCACTCACCGATAACTGCAATCTTTGAGCCTTTAAATACGTGCTTTTCTACTGTTTCAGCAATCTTGCCAAAAGCCACGCAGTTAATGAAATTTGCCTTATCGTCCTTCTTCTTAAAATTCTTGTCAACGGCAAGTGTAAATCTTGCTATTGCCATTGCATTTTCACCCTGTGCGTATCTAATGTCCGGGTCTCTAGTTAATCTGCCGATTAATGTTACAATATTCATTATTTTTCCTCACTTTCTATTTCAATAATTTCCTTGCATTCAACAACTTCAAAATCTCTATCCCAAGAAGAGCAACCGCTTTCAGCCTGTTTTGCTGTTCTGTATGTTTTAATTGCCGTCTCTTTCAATTCATCAACTTTGACAAAATGAAATTCTCTTGATAAACCGCACCATATTTCAGTACGATTTCGTCTCATAACGACATATCTTGTCCTTTCTATTCTCAAAACGGACATTCATCTCCTTTCCTTAATCGTCTTTCAAAACGCTCATATCATAGCCACTTTCAATAAATTTCAGCGTCTTTTCGTGGTCGCAAGCATTACCTAAATATGTATAAATTTTCTCCATGTCTTTTTCCGAAAAATCCGTGTCGAGGTAATCATTTACTCCTGCAAGGATGAAACTGTGAAACTCATCATTATTTCGCTTTGTGCTGTACGGCTCTGTTTTGTAAGCAGGTCTTGAAAACCACTCTAAAACCTTACATTTAATATCTTCCTTGCTATTGCAATCTCTTAAAATAAGATATGTGTTACTTTTGATATGTGCTATAAGCTCTCCGTTATGGTTAATAACGCTGTTGGGAAAACAATCCATCAGCTCTTTTATGTCATTCCAATCGCTTAAAATGGTGGTTCATCTCCTTTCCTTAAAACCCATTCCTTGCCCGGCTCTGCAACATCTACATTCGCCCCACAAGCGACTTTTTTCATTTCCTCGATAAAACTATCTCTATCAGCATTTTCACTTGATAGATGGCACATTATGACGTTCTGCAAGTTATCTGAATAATTCGCTTTAACAAAATCGCAAGCCGTGTCAATGCTTAAGTGACCTCTGAAAACATGATTAGCTTTGCCTGCGTTATCCCTGTCGATTAAATCCTTGTCATAATTCACACCTAAGAGAATGTGGTTTATGTCTTTAAATCTCCACTTGACAACCTCACAATCGGTTATGTAAAGCATTCTCCCCATTTCCTTGTGAGTAATCAGAAAGCCATATATCGGGCAAGGCTCCCCATTTGCATCTGTGTGTGTCCAATTTCCGTCTATTGTTGTTAAATCAAAAGGTTTTACTGTAAATCCGCCCATATTCATTGATTTACAGCTATTGCCTAAATATGGGGCAAGTATTGGTATTCCCATAGGCTTAAAATCGTTTAATGACCTCGAATGGTCGTCAATAATGCTCGTGTGAAATAAGGCAACCTACTATATTTTTTACATTCCAATCACACATCTTTTTTATGTCTTTAATCCCCATTCCTACGTCAAGAATAAGTGTTTCGTTTTGCGACATAAGAGCATAAGAATTTCCTTTACTTCCAGTTCCGCAACATTTCAATTTGAGCATTACATCACCTCGCTTTCTTTTTCAAACTTCCACACATATCCACCGGCTTGTTTTCTCACGCTTCCTTTGCTGTTATAAGGTTCTTTATTTGCAACTTGTAAAATATTTCTTCCACAAATACCAGTATTTCTGCTTGCCTCCATTGCATTGCAATAAGAATTGATAAATTCTCCGTTTAATGAGTACTGGATGATTTTTCCTTTCTTAAACCTCTGCACATTTCTCTTTTCTTTCTTGCTTCTTCCGGAAATAGCTCTGCCTTGGTTATAAGCAATCATTCCGTCTAATATATGAGGATTTTCCATCAAAGTTAGCCTTTTATGTTCAATTCCACTGAGAATTTGCAAATTACTAGCACAATTATTCTGCTTGTTCCCGTCTATGTGGTGTACTTCATATCCATTTGGAATTTGTCCTATGAAAGCCTTTGCAACTGCAATATGGACTCTAATGGTTTTAACTTCTTTGTTCCTGTCTGTTGCCCTAAAAGATAAATACCAACCATTTTTATTGTTTGTTTTAACAAACTGTCCTCTACTATCTTTCCAAAAGCTCTTAATTAAACCGCTATCAGAAATTGCATATAATCCCTCGTAGCCCTTTATCCATTTCCAAATGTTTCCATCATTAATAAAATTAGTAAGTTCGCTTTCTTTAACGTCTATCCCTGCCCTCTTTACTGGGATTATTCCTTTCTCCAATAGCTTGTCATATTCTATGAACTCATTTAAATCTCTGGAATAAAAATGGTATTCCACAATCAAGGATAAGCGTTTCTTCACTGTCGGAAGTTAGCAGATAGCAATTTCCGGCTGATGATGAGCCTAAGCATTTAAGTTTCATATACAACCTCCACAACAACCATAAGGCACATTAGTAGTAAATGTCTCGTCTATTTCGCTTGCATACTTGCGGTATTCTTCGGGTATTTCAGATACATCTATCTGCCATTCGCCTTTATAGGCTTCATAGTTTGCACTAATATATCCGCCAGAGTGCCAAAATATAGGATATACACCTTTACGTTTATTCATTTTGATGTCATACCCATTTCCAAATATTACCTTTTCTCCGTCAATCTCGAGCGTCAAATCTCCGCGGCATAAATTAGGATATTTACCTGTGTAGCTTATGAATTTGACATGCTCGGTTACACTTTCTTTATTTGAATTGATTAGCATACTCACACCTCGATTTCATCATCCTGTGGGAACTGAAAAACTTCCATATTGATGTATTCTTCAAAGATGTCTTTGAACTCTTCCGGTTTTAACGATTTTTCCATATACTCGCATGTGCCACTTGCAAGAGCTTTTATAATTTCAATTCTCGAATATTGCTCTCTCAGCATTTCCATAGCCTTAATCGCTTTTGCTTCGGTGGAATAGGTTGCTATAAGGCTGTTCATAAACACTTCCGGTGGCTCTGCGACATTTTTAACTGCAACAATTCCATAATTCCCACCACTACTATTTAATATTGAAAAAACAAAGTTTTCATAAGGAATATCTGTTTTTCCTGTCTGTGAAATTATTCTCATATCAGCCCTCCTCACTCTGCATGAACGGCGGTAGCTCCTCTGACTGCTTGTCGGCTGTGTCGGTCGGCTCTACATCAATTATGTTGTCCTCATCAAAATCTACACTATTTGCATTTTCTTTGATTTCATCAGCAACAACCTTTTCTGTATCAAGTTTTACATCTGATACATTTTGAAATTCCTCTTGTGCATATAAACCTTGAAATCTATCTGGAAACGCTTCTCTTAAGGCCTGTACAACAGCTACTTTTCTAATCATTGTGGCTGGCTTTTTCGCCCATTGGCTATTAAGCGAACCATCTTTTTTTCTTCCTGCGTACTCATCAAAGCCTACTGACTGATACTCGTCCTCTTTTCCGTCAATAAAGATTTTCGCCCAGCCACCTACGATAGTTTCGTTAGGTAAAACCATTGTTCCCTCTCGCTCTTCAACAGCTCCGTCCTTTTTAATTACAATAATTCCTGCTTTCTTTCCCTTATATCGTGGGTCCGCATTGGCTCTCTTTGTAAAAACGTCTTTTCCAGTAACTATTGTGGCTGGGTCGTTGCTTCCATACTTAATAAGGTATGCTTCTCTCAAAAACGGATTTAAGTGCTGGTATCTGCATAATGACATAAACATCATTACTTCTCCGTCAGATACATTGCCACCGCCACTTACAAGGTATCTTTTTATCATTGTTGGAGAAATTTTTACCATTTCCCCATTTGATTCATACTCAACTATCTGTGTATTCTCTGCCATAATTAATCCTCCTAAATCTCATTGAAAGCCTGAACCGCAAACAGTTCATTAGGTGTCTGCTTGAATAAAACTCCGTCAGATATAACTGTATACATATATTCGTCATACTTAAGCTCTACAGTATGTTTCTTACCGCCCATGTAATAATTTCTCTTCTTAATACTCATGCCTATACCTCCTATAATCCAAGTAACTTTTTGAGCGTTTCTCTCGCTCTCTCGGCTTCGTCTTTCAGCTGTTCCTCACTACTTTTATCAGCAAGCCTAATTACCATTTTGTACTCTTCCTCTGAAAGTTCCTCTTTAAGCGCACGTAAAACAGTAACTGCCTCTGCCATAATATTGCTTCTTGTACCTCTAAATGTAACTTCTCCGTCTTTTGCTTTAATCATTTCTGTTCCTCACTTTCTTCAAACTCTTTCAACTGTTCTGCTAACTTCTTACACTCTTCTGCTACATATTCTTCTGTGCGAACTATCGTGCCGTCAATGCGAAATCTATCTTCACACTCAATCTCCATAGCAAGGCGCTCTCTGTAATTAGGAAATCTCTCATAAGCGAGTTCAAGTTCTTTTGCGTCATCGCAATGTGCGCAATCAAATCCAAACCACCATAAATCACTTTCTATTGGATAGTTTGAATTTTCTCCGCCATCCGCAAAGGTAATACCGCCGTGACATGAAAAATATGCTTCAATTCGTATTCTTTCGTCTTTATCAAGGCAAGCTCCAAGCAAAGGAAAAATACCGCTTATTTTTCGGTCTCCGACATCTGCTTTCTTAATTTCAAGATAGTCCGAATACTCTTTACCATATAAAGGGTGGTTTTTAGGAATACCTACATATCCGCATCTATGCCCCATCACGTTGAATGTAACGACACATTTATATCCTGCGTGTTCAAACTCTTGTTCTACAATATATCTATCATTCTTCATATCACACCGCCTCAATCACAAGCTCTTTGTCCTGTGTATGCTTCAACATAATCAACTGGTTATCAATCTGTGGTATTCTCCAATCGTCAACGCTCTCTGTATCATCAATAATAATTGGAAAATTAACGCTTGCCACTTTCTGAAAAGCTCGGCATATGTCAACTTCCGTTAACATTCTTGCGCCATGATTGAGATTTCTTGCATATGCTTCACCATTGTAAACAAAGTCGCAGCACTCCTCAGTATTACCATTTAAGAGCGGTCTAAACAGTTTTGCTGTGGCAAAATTCAGATACTTATTTACATCAGCCTGTAAGAGTTCGTTTTTCTTTCGAGTAAACTCTTTCAGCAAATCAAGCTTTCTCTCCCAATCGGCAATCTCCTGATTGAGGTCTTTTCTCTTATCTTCAAGGTCAGCTATGCTATCGTCTATACGCTTGTTATTTGCCACACCAAGCTCAATCTTTGTGTCAACTGATGAAACTTGCCTTAACAGTTCGTTTCGCTCGTTTTTGAGCTTTCTGATAAGTTCCGATGTATCGTTTTCATCTGCAAGGGCTTTCTCTTTTTCCTCGATTTTAGCTTTAAGTGCCTGATACTCACTGTTGTCTGTCATATCAACATCAGTAGGTACCATTCCAAGCTCTTTAGCGATGTTATCACGTTCAAACTCGTTAGCAACAGTATCACGCTTTTCTGTCAGCTCCTTAAGTTCTACTTCAAGGTCAGCTATTTCTTTCTTCTTGTCCTCAATAGCCTGTTTGAATTCCTTGCTGTCACTTGATAATGAATTGCCCTTATCCTCAAGCTCTTTAAGCTTCTTCAATTTTTTATCACTAAAATCAGTTCTCAAACTCTCTATTGTATCTTCCGGCAATCTCTGACCGCACATCGGACAATTAACACTGCTTTCATCAAAGGAAAGTGCCTTTGCTTTTTTCCAGTCAGCACGTACCTTTGCTAAGTTCTCTGTGTAAATTCTAACCGTACCTTCAAAGTTTTTAATGTTAGCCTTTTTAGCTCTTATCATTGACTCTGTTTTGCAGATTGAAACATCGAAGCCGTCAATCTGCGACTGTAGCTCCATGCGCTTTTTCTGATTTTCAGCATTGGCTTTTCTCTCCATGTCAGAAAGCTCAAATTTAAGGCTCATAATGTCCTCTGTAGCTTTCCGCTTATCCTCTAAAATCTTATTGTAGTCAGACAACTTATCTTCAATTTCCTTAAGCTGTGGCTCGTATGTTTTCTTTTGCAATTCAAGCTCTGCAAGGTCTGTATACTCATTGGTGGAATGAATTGTATCAATCCTCGTTGAGATTTCGTTTCTTTCCTTGACGAGTCCTTTTGAGCCATTCCTACCGCCTGTGCCGTTTAGCTTGCCACGGCATACTTTTTTGAGCTGGTCTACATCCCCATCGTCAAACATTGGCTTAAGTTCAGCAAACTGTGGAAACATATCGCAGATTTCAGGATTTTTGTGTGTGCCAAAAAAAGTTGAGAGCGCTATTCTTTGGTTTGTTGGCGATTTAAGCAACAACGTCATAGCGTTAAGACAAAATGGCAATATCTTGAGGTCTGCGATATTATCATTAATAAACTCGTTGTATTCAACCATTTTGTATGTAACATCGTTGACATAGTAATCTGTATGTCCCAAACAAACTTCGCCGTCCTTATTTCTTCCTTGTCTTGTGATTTTTTTCAAAGTCTTTCTTTTTCCGTCAATCTCAAAGGTAACAGCTCTTACAATGTCAACATCGTCAATCTCGACTCCGTTTTCATGATGCGGTCTTATGCCTGTAATCTCTCTGTCATTCTCATCGTGGCAATTCAGCACATCAAGAATAATTCTCTTAACTGTTGATTTGCCGACTTCGTTCTGACCGGACAGCACAGTTTTCATTGAAAAATCTGTGTCTAATGTGTTTTTGCCGTAGAATTTACAAAAATTCTGTGCAAAAATGTGTGTAATCTTCATTGCGTTTCCTCTCTTTCTATTTGTTTATGGTTTTTAAAATCAAATTTCCATGTAGGCTTGATTTTTTAACTACTCTTAAGTATGAGTCCGACTCCGATACAAAAAGCCACTCACTTGCCACGTAATGAGCCTTGTTGAGCAATAGCTTCTGCTCTCTTGTTAATGGCTTCAATCTGTATCGTGTATCGCCTAGTCTAATTCGTCTTACACTGCTCATTTAGTTTCTCCATTTCTTTGTCCAACAGCGCTTGAAAGTCAAATGATTTGTCCTTGTGCCGTTTAGCTCGATATAATTCTTGTAGGTAATCGTTAGCACTCTGACGTTTCAACTGGCTACCAATCGCAGTAGATGTCAAGATTTCCATTTCCGCTCCCTTCGTCATATACAATTCCTTGTATGCCAACAGGAGTATCAACTACAGTTCCGTGTGGTAAATCATCACTTGCAATTACCACGTACTCGTTTTCATCTACAACAAGTCCATGCTCGTTTAGATGTCTGCCCGGAATATTTAGACCGCCTCCAGGTAACACTCTCTGTGAGTACCACGTATAAGTGTAATCGCCGTATCTGACTCGCCCTAGTTTCTTAAATCGGCTACAACTGTACTTCTTACGGCAAGTTGGGACTTCCGGCTCTACATAGGTCTGCTCAACTACAACCGGCTCATTCTGAATTACTGTCGGTTCAACCTTTCCAAGCATTACGCTATTTAAATAGGAAGAAACACCAGCTGTCAGCTCAATTTTGCTATCTGCTTTCGCTGTTATTGGCTTTAAGGTCATAGTTCCAATTATTAAAGTCGATAACATCAATATCCTTTTTCTTCTCATGCGGTTCGCCCTCCTCTATGAGACATATTGCAATCAGTATCAACCAAAATACTGTTACGATTGCTCCAACGATGATACTCGCCGTCTTAATTCCGTATGCCACCGATAACCCAAGGAAAAATGCAAATGCTAATGCTCCGAAAATCGAATAGCCACAGCCTGTATAGAATTTCTGCTTTAAAGTTCTTTTTCTCATACAATCACCTCACTATGCAAAACTCTGTTGAGCGTTTGCGTCTTGAATAAGCTCATCAAGATACTTAGGCACGACATAGCAATCAATAAACTCATGCACATCGTCTATGTACTTTCTCTTGATACTCTTGTAAGTAGATACGCAACCATACTCACGTTTTAACTGTGTCCATATATCAGAGAATGTCTTATGCCTGATACTGTTATCCCTGTATGCTTCGCTCTGCTTGCCACCAAGAATATTTACAACTCTGCGCTTAACATGCTGTTGTATCTCGTCAATATCGCAACTATAGAGTGGTACATTTTCCTTAAGCTCGCTCACATCATCTTTGATGTCGTTTACTTTCTGCTCTAATTCTGTATAGCCCTGTGCCAAAAGCTGTATCTGACCGCCTGTTGTCTTTGGCATACCATAACTGCCTGTTTTTCTGATTGACGGAAGTACCTCGTCCATTACCCATCGCTCAAATTCCTCTGCGCTAGGCAATTTTGATTTCATAATAAGTCGGTAAATATCACCCTCTGTTATGAATAAAACATCTTGATTTCCACTATTGGTAGGGATGTTCCATTTTAGAACCCCCTTGCAATGAGTTTGTACTGCCTTATGAGGTATTGCATATCCCAACGCTTTTGCAACATCACTTCCGGCAAAATATGTCTTATCGTCTTTAGTGATAGTTCTAATTTCTCCGAATTTTTCATTGTTGAAAATTTGTAAATCGTTCATGTTTTCTCCTTTCTACTCAATAAAATAAGAAACTTCTACGCCAAAATAATTAGCAATCTTAATTAACTTGTCTGTTTTTGGCATTGATTTTCCCGACTTCCAATCCGAAAAAGTACTTCGTGCCATTCCGAGTTCCTCCGACAGTTTGTAAAACGAAACGTTTCTAGCTTTTATGAGCGTATCAAGTTTTTTAAAACTCGCCTGTCGTTTTTTCTTATTCAATTTCCCATCTCCTTTCTTGACAATAGTTATGAAATCTGTCACTATAAAAAGTGCCATATTAGGCAACGGCTGTTGGTGGTAGTACGCTAACAGCTTTTGTTTTTTTAGTTCAAAAATCCTAACTATGTCTTGATAAAAATTAGAAAATCGTGTATACTATGAATTGTCCAGAAACATAATATTATTTTCTCAATTTTATTTTTTATTGAGTTGAGATTTCCTAACTTCTTTTTTTATTCTACATTAGGAAGTCTTATTTGTCAACCCCAAATGTTGAGAAATCACAACTTTTTTTTAAAGGAGATTTTCTATGTACGAAAGATATTGTAAATTAAGAGACTCAAAAGGGTTAAATGATTCAGAAGTGGCTAAATATGGCGGTTTCCCTAAAAGTACTTTTTCAGATTGGAAAAAAGGAAAGAGCTGTCCAAAATTGTTTAAGCTGGTAAAAATTGCAGAATGTCTTGATTGTTCACTTGATTATTTAGTTACCGGAAAAGAGCACCATTCAGTTGTCGAGGAGGCAACAAAAGACTTGGCTCTATCGAAAATGGATAGCAAAATCAAGGACTACGCGTTGAAATTATCTAAATTGTCGGATAAAGAGCAAGAAAATATTATGAATTTAATAGATATGATGTATGAAAATACTCAAAATAAATTAAATTAATAAGAAAGGTGGTATTTTATTATGAGTAAAACTGTTAAATGTCCTAAATGGGGTTGTGATGGTGTTGGCATACCTGTTGATACCAAGAAAAAATTCTCATTCGGTAAAGCGCTTGTTGGCAACACAGTAGGTGGTCTCTTCGGACCTGTCGGTGCCGTTGTCGGTACTGCTACCGGAATTAAAGGCAAGAACGGCAAAACAAAGTTTGTGTGCTCAAAGTGCGGTAACGTTTGGGAAAAGAAAATATAACCACAAGGCAGAGTTTTTACTCTGCCTCTATTTTCCCCTTAATAAATATGTACAAGTACAATAACAGGTCTTTATCTTCCAAGTCCTCAATCATTTTAATTATTTCTTCTTTATATTCCATACAACACTACCTCCGATACATCAATTATAGAACATTTGTTCTTAAACGTCAATAAGGACGGCAGAAAAATCCACCGCCCTACCGAAACTTGAAGAGTTCTCTTATTTGAGAACATCATTACTGTAGCACTTTAAAGTGTTTTATTTTGTCGAATATTGACAACATGGATTGCAAAGAATAGATATATTACTACATAATTAATTCCCCCAATAAAATATTACATATTGAACTCTACAACTCATATTCCCTTGTACTATATCTTTAAAAACTACATACCAACTATTATTTAACATAGTTACACCTTCTAAGTGAGAAGGAAAAGCCTTTCCGTCACCATTACTTATTAATATAGCAATATTATTAACAGAGAGACTTTCTAACTCAAACATGTTTTTGACTTGTTCTAAGGTAAATAATAGAAATGAATTTTCACCCTTTGTCGCTGTTCTTACTGCGGTGCCAACTTTAATTTTTATACTATTTAATTTATCAAAATCCGTCTTTAAATTACCTAAACTCCGGTTTAATTCACCATATTTGTCATTCAAAATCTTACCTTGGCTCGCATCTAATGCACTGCCAGTGGTAGTAGTCGTGAGATTGTTCGCTAAATCTTTAAAAGCAAAGCTTTTCAAATCAGCGAACCACTTCTTAATTTTCCTGAAGCCGACCGACGCTTTTTCGCCAGAAACAAGATTTACTCTAGTTGTTGTATCGGCAAAAGTAACTGTTGTATTGCTTATGTTTCCATCTTCTGCAACCGCTCCGATATCGGTAGGGGTTATGTTTACATTTCCTCTGCGATAATAAGCTTCTTTTGCGCCTTTTACTCCTGTTACCGGTGTGCCGGCAAGCACATCCCAATATCTGTCGATTGTCAGATATACATTACTGCCGGCGGGGATTATATTACCGGCCCCCTCTTTAAAACCAGTGGTTGTGGTAAATTGGTCGGCTATGTTGTACATATCACCGGAAGTGGCATTCGCTGTGCTCGGTAAGTCGGCAAAGTTAATTGTTCCAAGAGGTCTTAATGCTCCACTTAAGCTCTCAGATATTTCTTTGGCTTGTTCTGCGTACTTTTGCGCTTCCGACTCGCTCTTAGCAGAGCTAGTCTCGCTTGTCTTAGCATTAGTTTCAGAAGCCTTGGCTTTTATTTCGCTTTCTTTAGCATTGCTTGCAGAATTAGCTGATTCTTGAGCTTTGCTTGTGGCAAGTTCTGCTGATTTTTGAGCTTGTGATACGGATTGAGCCATGCCGTCAAGATAATTCTGAATAAGTCTTTGAATTTCAGTGTCAAAATCCTCAACAGTTCCCATTCGCTTAACTATTCCGGGTGCAAAACACATCCATATCTGCTGTTTTTTTGTGTCGGAGTCGGTCGATACCGCCCATTCTCCGGCTTTCATTTTTAAGGGGTCAAACTGCGCGTATGCCCCTCGTCTCATTTGAATTGCCATAAGCTACACCTCACTTTCATCAATGCCTAATTTCCGGCATAATCTTGAAAACTTATCTTCCAATTCATCTATGTGTTTTTGCATTTTATCAATCTTCTGCTCGTCTCCGGCAAGTCTTAAAATTAGGAATTGCTCATAGTTCATGCCGTAGTACAATGTATCATCATCCGATGTCGCTTTGTTTTGAAAAATCATATCAAGGTTTTCATCGACATGTCCTTTATCTTTAAGGCTTTCGATTATATCCTGTGCCATTGCTCCAAAATATAACGGCTTGTCTGAATATCCTTGTCTATTAAGATTGTATTGAAATAAATCGACCGAACCTACTGCGTCAATATAATCTTGATTAATTGCTCCAATATTCTTTTTTAAGCGTTTATCTGATGAACTCCATACCCAAGTATCATCGACTTGAAAACTTAAGGCACTGCCATCCCAGCCACAATGGTATTTATGCTCTGTTGTGTCACCACACATCGCGTATCCTCTATCGCTTTCTTGAAATTTTGGCGATTGCATATAGTCTGCTACACTTAGCATTTTTGCACCAATGCTTCCAAATGGGCCGCCTAGTGTTATTACGGCTTCGTCATTTTTATACAATCTAAGAAAGCCGCCGTTGCTTTCTAATCTAAATTTTGTCCCCACGTTGTTTGTTGACTCGATTTTAAATTTAGTATCCGACACGCTTCCACCAGTAAGCGATATTGATAAATCACCAACAATATTTTTACCAGTAATTGTTGTTCCTGTGATATTCTCTGCGTCAACTGAACCAGCCTTAACATCAAGTGCATTTACATAGCTTGTAGTAACTGTGTCTTTGGTTATCTGGGTGACTTTAGCAGTAGTGTCAGCCACATTATCCCAAGCAATTTTCACACTGCTATCAAGTGTCAAGCCTTTATTGTCAAGGGTGACAAGCGCCTTTCCGTTTGCGTCTTTGACATACTGCTTGCCGTTTGTGTTATTTTCCCCGCCTAAAGTGAGCGTACCACCATGCGCCCAGTCAAAATTAATGCCGATAGCCGACATGATGTTGAATACAGCGTTTCCGTCTTTGTCAACTCCTGCTTTCCATGTTTTGCCGTAATCATTTGAAACCGCTAAGCCATTAGCCGTCATTTTCCACTGTATGTTGCTCGAATTAAGGTCAGCTTTATTATGCATGATGTAAATAATTGAGCCGTCCTCTTGCACCTGTTCAGTCTTAAAAAGTCCGAGCGATTGAGACATTAGCTGTGTCAGCAATTGCATTTGCTTATCATATACACTTAGTTGTGCCTGCGCAACTTTCCTAGCTTGTACGACAGCCTTTGTCTCACTACTGAATTTATCAGCACTATTTCTTGAAGCATTTTCAGCGTCACAAGAAATTTTTGTGCCACTTCCAACTGTAAATGTTCGGTTAGAAATAAAACAGCTATAGGTATTCTGCTTGCGGTCTGTCACAAGTGCCACATCTCCGCTCTCAATCAGTGGGTTTGACAAGAGCGTAGCGTCAAGAGGTCTGAACCTCATTCCACCGATTTTTTTGAAGATATAGTTTGCAACTGTCTGTGCCTTGTCTGCCAAAATAAACGGATTATCAGAGATTGAGACTACATATCCCTCTTTTCCGGCAAGAGCATTAACGTCTTTTGCCTTATCTTCTTTTGAAGTTACAGTTATTTTTGCCCCGGTGATAACAACATCATCGGTCGCAATATTCAAGTCTTTTTCTGTGTAAATATTGTGGTAATTTCTCGCTTCTGTAAATGTTCCGCCATCGGCACTATCTCCACTTGAATAGTCGGTGAAATTTCCACCATTCAGTGTATCTCCGTCAGAGTATGGTGTAGTTTTTGTGCTAAAAGTTCCACCATTGTAATTTTGGCTTCCAAACTGACTCATATCATACCATCCAATAAGCAATTCGCCATCGTGACCGCACTTGCCCCATAATCCGCTCAACTGTAAGATGTAGGCTATTACCTGTCCATATGTGAGTTTTTGATTATCACTTGGTATCTCGTTAATCACGTAATCAGAGTTGTCGAATCTCGCCATGGTAAAAGGTACATCGCACTTAATACAAGCGTCTCTGACTACCTCATACGCTGTCGCAGGGTAGCTTAAATTGCTGTCGTACTCACGATTGAAATTATTAATATTGTCAAGGCAAGTAAGCGTTATGAGTGAGCCATCATAACTTGTTTCGCTGACTCTATACTCACCGATTTTTAGTTTTTCACTTGTGCCATCAGAAAAGCTTTTTGAAACATATGCTGTTACGCTTGCCTTATCAAAATCATACTTACTGTAATCTTCATAAATGTTATTCAGCTTAATTTTCAGTTTCCCGGCAATCAAAGCCCCGATTGTGAAAGTGCCATTGCTTGATGTTGAGTCATTGACCTCGAAGCCATTCGCCCACAGCTCACTATCACTAACAGGGATTTTTTCACCGCTTGCCGTAACTATGTCAGCAAAGCAATTTACGTTTATATCACTATCGAGCATTACTGCCCTTTGCCATTTAGCCGATACGTTAAGCATTAAATCACCGCCTTATTTTTCTATGAGGTTAAAGCTCAATGTCTCATACCTCTTATTGTTAATAGTCCATATCTTGATAGGTGCGCTCCTATCACCCACATAGAACGTGCGTGTTTCATCAGTGCCACTCATAGCGTCAGGATATGTCACTCTGATATATTCGGGGTTTACCATTTGAAGTATCTTTGCTGTCCTAGCTGTGTCTGTACCGCTCCATGACAATTTAAGCTGTCGTTTCTGCGCTATTCTGTTTTTATGCATTTGAGCGTCCTGTGTTCGTCCACTGTCACTTGCAGACACATCAATCATGCCCCATTCAAAGCTTGACGGAGTAGGTAATTCCACTCCGTCTACTAACATCATTGCCATATTGTTACCTCGTAAAAAGACACCCACACAAGGGTGAGCGTCTTATCCAAATTCATTTGCTACAATATATCGTTGTCCATGCTTTGCTTTGCCTACCTGTGTCATGCGATAGAGTGTTTCGCTGTCACACTTAAACACGTTTTCAATGATAGGTGCAGAGTTTCCGCCGGCATTATAGTTCATCATTACTTGTGCCATGCCTTCCATGACAGCCTGTTTAATTCCCTCTGTGATTTGTTGGTTATTTGCAACTACGTTTTTGCCGTTTGAGAATTTACCGACCAGCTCGTTGTGATTAATAAAAGCCATGCCGTCCTCTCCCCTTGGGAAAATTCCGCCACTAGCAAGCCTTGGAATATGTACTTTCGGGACTAACGATACTCCGTTCCAATTTGCACCGGCCACCTTAGCAGCCATAGAAACAACTTTGTTAAATCCTCTTAATAAAGAATTAATTCCACTGACAACAAAATTAACCCCATTCTCTATTTTTGATATAACGTAGTTCATAGCCCCTGTGACACCGCCTCTTATTGAACTCCACACATAATTAAACGCGTTTGTAATTCCGTTTTTCATAATATTAAAGCAGTTCGTGATAGGCGAAATAACATTGCCATTAAACCAACCCGCCACGCTTTGCCAAGTAGATATAACAAAGTTCTTTGCTACGCTAAGTGCCGATGTTATGCCAGCTTTCAACATATTAAAAAAGTTTGAAATCGGTTGTATTACTGTACCGCTAAACCAACTTGCCACCCCTTGCCATGTTGAAAATACAAAATCTTTTGCTGTCTGTATCGTTGTCTGTATAAGCGTTTTTAAAAAATTAAACAGATTTGAAATTGGAGTAATTACATTATTATTAAACCAGCTTGAAGCTACTATCCAAATTGCTTGAATTATTATCCAAACACCTTGAAAAATCTGTTGTGCTCGTGTAGCAAAGCCTTTAAAAAAGCCAACTATCGGCTCAATTACTGTGGAACTAAACCATTTCGAAGCTCCTTGCCACACAGTTACTATGTCTTTCCATAGAGAACCGAAAAAGCCACTTATGGTTTTCCACATATCTTTAAAAAACGAAACTACAGGCTCAATGACATTTTCATTGAACCAATCGCCAACTGTTGAAAACAGTTCACAAACTGCACTCCAATTATCTTTTACCACAACAACAATAGTTGCGACTGCTGCCACTATTGCTCCAACAATTACCGCTGGCAATGCTGCCACGCCAGCTAATATTGCTCCGATTGTAGCCAATGCGACACCTATCACCATTAAAAGTTCATTCACCCAGCTAAATCCGTCTTTTAACATTTTGACAAAATTTACAATAGATAAAATTGTTCCGGCTATTGCCGAAAAAGCAGAACCGATTGTTGCTAATAGGTCTACTGCCCCTGTTCCGAATGCAGCCGTTATTGCATCACCCAAACTTAAACCACTGAATAATCCCTCTATAAGTAGTCCGAGGTTTGTTGACAATGAGGCGAAAATCGTTTTAAATGCTTGCATTATTGCCGTTCCAATACCAGCTCCTTCTACAAGCTCAAATCCAATTTTTGAAGCTATTGCCTGTGCTATCGCTTTTGATAATGATTTTCCAATAAAAGCGAGTGCCACTGAACCTAATTTTAGCGAAATTATCTTTTTTATCAGCAATGTGCCAACTATTATCTCAACAGTTTTAATGTCCAAATTGCTTAAAAAGTCCGTAATTCCCTTGAGTACGTCTTTCCACGACACATTTTTAATTGCCGTGGTTAGCATGGTGTATATTCCTTGTACCCATGCATTAATAGTTTTTGCTAGTAACGCAAAATCAAAATTCTTAAAAAATCCATTAATGCTGTTAGCAATCGACAAGCCAAAATTAGTCCAGTCGAATGTTGTACCGAATGAATTGAGAAAATGCAAAGCTGTGTTCAGTGAACCAGCTATTGTTGCACCCAAATCGTAAAAGAGTCTTGGGCTGATTAAGCCATTAAGGAAGTCTGCAAGTCCTTTTCCGAAATTGTCAGCTTTCTGATATATCTTCTTCCAATCAATGCTCTCCATAGCACTCGCAAGAGCGTCACCGATGTACTTTCCGAGTGAGTATAAATCTTTGATTGATGATTTGTATTTTTCAATCAATCCATCGGTCTTTTTCAGTGAGCTATCAACGCCACCGCCAGCTCCACCACCACCTGAACCACCACTGCCTGAACCGCCACCACTGCCACTATCGCTGTTATCGTCAAGTGCGTGTATCTCATCTATACTAAGCAGTGTCTTTTTCAGTTTTTGGGCTTTCTTATTAGAACTATCAGCGCTATCACCAATATCACCTACTCCGCCAGCTATGTCCTCCATGCCGTCAACAGTAGCACCGCCACCGCTTATCTCGATAGTCCATCCGAAGATTGCTCCGAGCGCGTCAGCTACAGTTCTTGTGAAGCTGATAACCTTGAGCATTACTTTACTTAAGGCTTGAACAAATGGCTTTAAAGCATTGATTATTACGCTACCTATGATACTGCCCCATGCTTGGAACTCTTGCTTAAGGACTCTTACACTGTTAGCCCAGGTGTTCGCGGTCTTAGCGAAATCACCCTGTGCAGCTTGCGTATTTGCCATGACATAATTATATCTTAGCAATACCTTTTCAGCTTGCGTCATGGATTTAATATTTGCGTCAAGACCGTTTTTCATAGCCCACTCAGAAAGCGTGGCTTGCGTTAAATCAAGTCCATATCTCCTTAATGGTGCTATTGTTCCCGAAAAAATGGATTGTAAGCTCTTTGCAACATCGGCTTGGTCTACATCGTAGAATGAAGCCATATCACCGGCTAACCTTGTAAGATTAAGCGACATATCAGCCATACTGTCTGTGGTCTTGTATAGCGTGTTATTTTGGCTCATAAGAGCTTTATTTGCCACTGCCGTACCATTCGCCACTTGCTGTGATGTAATACCTACAGAAGTGCCGAGTGCTTGGAAACGGCTTGATATTTGCTTAACTGTCAGCTCCGACATTCCAAAGTCTTGAATTGATGTTTTTGTAAAATCATCAACCTTGCTTGCCATATCACCAAACGTGGTATCTACTACGTTTTGAACCTCTGTTAATTGGCTCGCTAAATCAACTGCACCGCCTAACTTTCCTACAGCTCGCATAACCAGCCAATAAGTTGCGTAAAACTTACCGATAGTTGAAGCCAAGCCCCTAAATCCGCTTCTTGTACTCTTAATTGACTTAGTTGTGTTTGAAAAGCCTGTTACAAGTGACCTACTAGCCGAACCGACTTTTGAGCCTTGCTGTGACAGATTAGCAAGTGCATTAGTCATTTGAATAATGTTGTTGCTGACTCTCGGTGCGCTAGATAATGTTGTCATTACCTCTTTCAAGGCACTACCAAGGTTTCTGATATTATCCGCAGCATACCCGGCTGATTTTGAACCAAGCTTTGAGATTGAGGCTGTTAGCTGTGTAATCTCTGCTGATTGCTTTGAGATATTCGCAAAGCCCGACAATTCTGTTGCCATGCTCTTTAAGGCACTTGCCGAGCTGACAAGTCTTGCAGTATCAAGGTTGCCAAGCTTTTCCATGTTAGTTGCAATCTTGCTAAAGGTACGAGTGTCGATACTGCTCACACTTCTAAGTGATGTTGCAAGTTGCGACATTCCACTCGCAAAATTGCTTATGCTTGCACCATTGAGGGAATTGAGAGTACTTCCAAGCCCTTGCAACTTACTTTGTAAATTGCCTATGGCTCTAGTCGCTTGCTGTGCGTCCGACTTGATTTGAAGCTCAATGCTCTCTGCCATTTTCTCACCTCCCTGTAATAAAAAAGAGCTACCCTAAAGTAGCTCTCATGTATTTAGTCTTTGAGCAGATAGTATGTTGTAATCAATCCAACATATCCATCTTGCTTAAGGCCTCTATTCTTTTGAAATACCATGACACATTTAGTGAGATAATCCGTCCACTTGCCGTAATCAGTATCAAGTTTGTAGAAATGATACTTGTCATGCAGAGTTTTTCTCAACCACTTAAAGGCTGTCGGGCAGTTATGTCTCTGACCGCTCCACAAATTGTGATTTTTAGCAAATCTCTGTGAATTGGCTCCAAACTTGCCATCTTCTTTCAGTGCATCAGCTCCTTTGAGGTCGAAGCCTACATTCATAGCGTGCTGCCATTTTCTTACATTATCATTGTCGAGGTAATATTCCTCATTGCCTTTCCAAGCGTTATCCTTTACCGGAGTTGCTATTGGTGTCGGAGTTGCTGTTGGTGCCGGATTATTCTCTATTCCATCACCCTTGCCAAGCTCAACATAGAGTAAGTTAGCGTCAGTACTGTTATTCAGACCGCTACAAGTAAATGCACTTGAATACTGCCAGCCATACAGAGAATGTTGAATAACAGGCTTCTTTGCGCTATTAGGCTCATCACCAATAGACATTCCCTTAGTTGATGGATAGCGTGCAATCCAAAATGGACAATTAATCTGATTTGCGTATGGTGCAATATACTGATTGTAAAAGCTAAGCCCTGTATATACACCAAAGTTAAGCCCGGCGCTCTTGATAACACTCTGATATGTGTTGATAATATCAATAAGCGTCTGTCCGAGTCCTTGCTGGCACTTATCCTCAACATCTAGCCAAACAAAGGGTTTTCTTCCGTTAAGTGTCTGAATGACCTTATTTGCGTCTGTCTTTGCTTTCTCTACTGTTGTAGCGTATGAGTAGTTATAAACACCTTGTATCGGCATTCCTACATCAGTACAGCCTTTCCAGTTTTGCTCAAAGGTTTTATCCGGATTAAGGTCTCTACGGATTATTTTTAAGATAGCGAACTGTACACCAGCCCACTTAACCTTACTCCAATCAATATTTCCTTGATATGACGATACGTCAATTCCTTTATATGCCATTTTCTTACCTCATTAATCAGGACTTTCAGGTAATCCTGATTGTCTTAATGCGTTAATTCGTTGTTTCATCTCGTAAACGGCAATTTCCTCATTAGACTCCTTGTATTTAGGCTCGTTATCTTTTGAGTATTGCTCGTTTAATGATTTTTCAATGTATTTTGCTCTTGCTTTGTTGCCGTTCAATGCTCTATCGATAGCTGTAAGAGTTGCGCTCAATCCGTATGTGCCCCACCAAGCCCACATGTTAGAGTCAGCTTCTTTTTGCTCGAGCATATAAGCCTTTGAATAAGGCTCTAAATCAGCCGGACAAGACATATCTATGTCCTCAACGCTAAATCCATAGCCTTTAGTTACCAAAAGCCAATATGGGCGGATTTCGTTGCAATATACTTCCCATGTAAGCTCTTTTACTTCTTGATTGGTTTCTTCTTGGCTGTCTGTACCTCTTTCGCCAACATCTTGGATAAAAAACTGTTTTTCTCCACTTCCGCAGACAAGTCATTATAGAGTGATTGTAAATCTCCGCCCTCTTCATTCTCCGGGTCAAGATAATCGTCAAGTAAATCGTATACCTTTACGAGCTGTTTCTCTTTTGCTTCTTTATCATTAAAATCAAAGCCAAATTCGTCAGCATGGAATTTCTGTAAGCCCACGAGTAAAAACTCCGGTAAAAATTCAAGCATGTTGTCAATGACTTCAAGCCCCTCACCCTGTTGCTCCATTCCTACGAGCCTTGGAATAATTTTATTCTTAACTACCGGTGCATATCCGAATTTAACTGTATACTCTTTTCCACTTAATTTAATTTTCATTTTATCTTTCCCTTTCTCCCTAATTTATATAGGGAAAGAGGCAGTATTAAAACTGCCTCCATTACCTTACTATATTGTTTCTTCAAGTTCGCTGTCAGCCGTGCTATCATCATAGCCAACCGCTACGGCTTTTTTCGATTGGCTCATGATTTTTTTGTGAGTGTGATTGCTGTTGGATAGCCTTGGTCATCCTCTGTTACCGCAACCTCGTAATTATCCTCAATCCACTTAGGTACTGTCTGCACTGATACAGTCGCAGTTCCTGTTAAGTGGTCATCAGAAGCCTCGCCTGGGGCGAATGATTCCTGTCCAATAAAAGCACAGATACCCTCTGAACCTTTTCCGTCTGTACCATAGAGAATGATGAAGTCAAGCTTCTTGCCCTCGTTAGTTACCATCTCATCCTTGTACTTTTTCTCAAAAGCTCCCTCAACTTCCATAGAGCCGGCTGAACGTCTACCCATTTCCTGTGTCTCTACTAAATCTTCAAGAGTTGAAGTATCTACCATGTTCTGTGAGCCGAATGGTGAGGGAATTGTTTTAGCTCTGATTAAGAGCTTGTAAGTTCCAGCCCAATAATCGCCACTTGTGGCGGATGCGGTTGGTGTCTTGTAAGCAATTCTGCTTTTTAATCCTGTTGCCATTTTTATTACCTCCTAATTTTTCATAAAAAAATAAGAGCCAAAAAGCTCTTATAATCTATCGTTCCAGTCGAATGACCGCCTAGCACGTAATGTTGCTGTCCATAATTTGCCGTTTTTTCTAGCGAATGGGGCTGGCACTAACTTGAATGACATGGCTTTGTATTCATTAGCCACTGTCTGCGCCACATCCAAAGCTTCTGAACGGCTTTTGTTCGTTGTAACAGTCACTTGTGCTGTAAATAACACTGTATTCACTCTTTCGCACTCTAAATCCTCATTCTGTTCAATAGGTTCGAGTGCTTGAACTAGCACTGTCGGGAAACTAGCCGTTGCACTGTCCGACTGTTCCTCTTGCGTGAATTTTAGCTTGGGGTATTTAGTTTTCAATTTTTTCTCACATCGGGTTTTTACAATCGCATATGTGAGATTTTCAAGGTCATAAACCCATTGATTTTGACTCGCCACTTTATCACCTCAACTAAAAATTCTTCCGTGCCGTTTTCATAATTTCATTTTCCATTTTTACAAATGCGCGATACATCGGCATTGTAGGTGTAATGCCGTATGAATGGTGTAATTTTCCACTTTCGTCTCTCCAATACCAGCCCTCGCTATCAAATGCGTGTGTCTGCCCTGGGAAAGTTCCTTGACCGCCTCTTGTGTCATTGAAGTGCGGTTTAGCTTTCCAACCTGAGCCGTATTCAGCCATAAGCAAAGGCGATACATCGACTGTCTTAAGTCCGTCTGCTGTTTGCCATGTGCTTTGTATCTGCCCTGTTTCAGTAGCAAGCACAATAGCTGTACAGCCGTCTGTTGTATCTTTAATTTCGTAACTAAATGTAATATAGTGTCCGAAATTGCCTGTATTTACTCGTGCTACAGCTATGCCATTACTAGCAAGCTCTCCAACAAATGCTATGCACTTGTCCTGTAAGCGGTCTTTGTATCTTTCAAGCTTGTCTATCGCATCTTGTATAGATTTTTCTGTCAGAGAAACGTCAATCTTCATAATTACACTTCTTTCACAACTGCTTTGAGCATGTATTTAACTGAGTAGAGAGAGGGCTTCACTCCTACTATCGTAAAGTCTGCGGAAGTTGAATCAACTAATCCGTTTTCATCCTTTGTAGGCTCGCTATCAAGCCAAATAACGTCACCTTTTTTAAAGGGATATTTTCCTCTGTCTGTCAGCAAAACAGCATCAAAATCAGCCGTATTAAAGCCATATTCCTTGTTCTGTGCTTCTCCTCCGTCAAACGATATATTCGCCCGAAAATCAACCGGCTCTGAAAAGCCTGTTTCTTCGTGGGTGTAATATATTTTCTCTCCGTCCTCTGTTTCGTAAAACTTTGGATTTCCGTCCTCGTCTTTGTCATATACTGTGACAGTTTGACCTTGAAGCGCGTATTTCATGGCTTGTTTATTAATGTCAAGCATTTTTCTTTATCTGCTTGTAAATCTGATTAACACCGGTACTTGCCATACCCGACACAATGCCAACTGCTATTGCATCAAGAATGTTGTTTGCCGGATAACCGGGAATTACAAACATTCCAACAATACCGAGTATTCCACCGGCCACACCTACGATAATAGGAATAACATTATCTTTAACCTGTGGTATCTGCTTTGAAGCATATCCGATTAAATAAGTAATTACCATAATAGCAACTACTGTAGGTACTTGTGTAAAGTCCATCAGCTTTTACCTCCTTTGCCTAAATGGATTTCCTCAATCTCATTTTTCATTTTTGTTGCCGCGCCATTACCTCCAAGTGCACGGTATGCATCATACATATCGCAAAAATTCTGATACGCATATAAGGGTATTTCGCCAAGTTTCATATACTTATTATGGTATTCGATAAGCTGTACTCGTAAAAGTAACATTGTACCTTTTCCGTTCGCTTGTCGTAGCTTCTTTTCCTCTTCAATGCGCTCGTTTCTTTCTTTTGTGTCTATCGCTTTTTGCTTTTTCTGCTCTTGTAAAAGCCAAACAATATAACCCAAAAGTGCTGTCAGAACAATTGGCAAGGCAATAATGTATGTCTGATAGATTAAATTATTCATCTTACAGCCTTTCGTCTTTAGTAATTGGCACACCGCCCACCACCGCTTAATGTGTACCGCCTGCTACCACTTTACCGACATCAGTAAAATGGTAACGCTCAATCTTCTTTTGCTATAGCACTTTGACAAAAGGGAAAACTCCGGCAAACAGTTTATCTCTGTCTTTCCATGTACGGCTCACTCCGCCCTCACTCAATGCGCTCATATAGTTCTCACCAGCTTGTGAATGGTCGTAGACAGCGAGATTGATAACGACATTCTCAAACTGCTTTAAATCGGCAGTTATATCATCATCAGTGAAAGTGTCCGGATAACACCTTTTTGCTTTTACATCTTCTGTGGCTTGCTTAATGAGCTGTTCAATGAGTGGGTTATCTTCCTTTTTATCGAATACAACCACATCAGATGTTGTATAATCGTCGTTTGTGACAGTTTCGATATGATATTGTTTAAGTCTGATTTTGACTTGCTCTAATGTGGTGTATTCCATGCCAAGCTCCTTATAATCCAAACTTTTCAATTAACATTTTCTTCAAGTCGCTGCCATTTATTTCTGTGGCATTTTCAATACCATTTTCGCTCGCAAGCTTCTTTAGGTCGGCTGTTGACATTCTGTTAATTTCCGTCTTTGTGTATGGTATTTCAGGTGGGTTCATAAAATCAGAAGGCACCGAATTGCTATTGCTTTCCGGTACCTCGTCTCCGACTTTATACCACACTCCATCATGCTTTATAGAGTGCGTTGCTATCATAAGCCTTAATCCTCCTTAACTTTGAGAACCATAACGCTATCCATACCCTCGAATGTAGGTAATCCAATCATAGATACGATACAGTGAGTATTGATAGGATGATTTGTAGCGTATGTGTATACAGATACACCTGTCTCAACAAGTGAGAGGTTTCCGTCTGTGATACTTCCGCTTCTTTCCTCTGGAGTCTTACCGAATGTGTAATCGCCAAGGAATACTCCGGCAGACTGCGCAGATACAATGCCTGTTGGTACAAAGTACTGTGTCTGTCCTGACTCATCAACATAGAGCTTATCGTATACTTCAATCTCGATACCATATCCTCTAAGGTATTCAGTAACCTGTCCTTGCTGTAATCTGATACCGCCATTGTAAGCAGTGATACCGAGTACCTGTTTCTTTGTATCCTCTGCTCTGAGAACCATTTCCCAAGTCTCTGTATTCATGGTGAAACGTGTAAGTGAGTAGCCTGTAGCCTTTGAGAAATCTCTCTTGGTCTTAATAAGGTCGTCAAGTGGTGTGGCTGTATCCGACTTGTCCCATGCACTTGTGCCTGTAAAAGTCTTGTAATGCTTTGCCGTATGCTCTGATTTCTCATTATCTGCAAGATAGTCAATGTAAAAAGGTTTGTCGCCAATAGTTACTTTTACTCTTGGTACACCATCTGTAGGTGCAAGTAACTGCCAAATCTGTCTCTCCGGCACAACTAATGCGCCCTCGATAAGGTTCATTGGTTTCTTTGAGATTTCACGTAATACGTTATTGGCAAGGTTAGAGTTTTCAGAAGTTCTGTAATTGTCATACTCCTGTTCCTCCTTCTCTGTTACCATATAAGACTCACGATAAAATGGCATTGAGTTCTGAATGTCAGAGAAACCTCCAACGTCTCTTAACTCTGCCTGTGCATCAAAGTTTGAAGCTTTGAGCGATACCGGCAGTCCGTTCTTGCCCTTGATAAATCTAAGGTCGAGTGAGTCCTGTTTACGTGTTCCGAATTTTTGCCTGCCAAGATAAGGGGCAGTTCCTAACGTCTTTTTGTAGTTATCCCACATTACACCGAGGCTTCTCGCTGTAAATGTTTCTGCTAATGGTAATGCCATGTTCTTCTACCTCCTTTTAGACCTGACTTGCTACAATCTTTGGTGCGCCATAGAAAGTAACTCTAGGTGTTGCAGTTCTAGCCGCGTCTGCGATTGAAAGTGACTTAACTTTCTCCCAATCAATAGTTCCCTGATATACATATGTTCCAGGCGCGTCACCCATTGTTACATCTACATCGTGTAACAGATAACCCTTGCAATCTGCATCATTGCTTGGGAATGGTGTACCGGCCGGTACAATCTTCATTCCGTTTGTGTCTGCGCTTGTTACCATAGTCTGTGGTACAAGGCACGCTGCACCCTCATAAGGGAAAAATTTTAAAATTCCTTTACCCTGTGTAAAGTCTCTTACGATTGGCTTTCCCATCGTTCTACCTCCTGTTTTAAATTACATAGCTGTTTTGACTCTCTGTACTTGCAACTGTGCCGAATGAGATTTGTTCTGCATTGGCTACATCTGCCGGCTTTGAGTCGGGTTCATCATTTTTACCGCCATTGTTTGGATTAGGAGTACCTTTAAGTGCATTTTTCTCATACTCCGCTATCGCATTGGCTTTCATGTCGGAAATAATCTTGCCAAGTGATGTTGTGTCAAAAGAGCCATCCTCTTTTACTACTGTCTTTGCTTGTTCGGCAGTAATGCCAAAATCAGACATTGCACTCTCTCGTAAATCTCTGACAGCATTATCTTTCTGTAGCTTGGCAATCTGCTGATTGGCTGTCTCTAAGGCTTTATTTGCCCTTTCAAGTTCAGTCATGTTGCCAGCTTGTAGCTCATCAAGCTGTGTCTGTAGCTCGTCAGCTTTGTCGGCTTTAGCCTTATACTGATTGGCTTTCTCTTTCTCTCTTGCCATTTCCTCACCGCTCTTGTTAAGCAGATTTGTTATCTGCTCATCCGTTGCGTCCGGAAAAAGCTTCAAAACATCATTTCTTGTCATTTCAATTACCTCCGTAACTCACGCTTTTGTTATCGCGGGTCGCTCCCGCCGAGTTTTTCTGTTGTTTAACGCACAACTGCAAATTTTGTATAATAAAAAGCAACCTATAAGTTTTCCTTACAAGTTGCTCATTATTTGTAATATTTAAGACTGCATCTGCACCCTGCTATTTCTTTTACCTGTGCCCCTAAAGAATGGTCCTTTGGAAACATCATCAGTGAATTTCCAACTTCAAACGGCTCAAAAATATCAATTCTCTTTCTGTCAACTTCTGCATGTGTAGGTCTGACATGCGAATCTTCTTTTGAGCGCCACTCTTTTGTTTTGTAGCCCTGTTTTACCATTTCAGTTTGTAGTCTGTAATTGCCAACTGTATTAGCTTCATTCGCAGCTACATTTTTTGCTCGCTTCTGCGAAGTGAAATACTCCACTTCAATATTTTGCTCGGTAGCGTCAACCACCTCATTCACAATGTACCGGGCATAGTCTATAATGTATGAGGGTGTTTTCTTCGTCTTGCAATACTGTGTGGCAATGCTCTCATATCTGATAATAAATTCTTTGGTGATAGTTGTTATCTCTGTTTCTTCCTTGCCGGATAACAGGGCAAATAGCATAACAAAGATTTTTTCAAACTTTTCAGCAAGCTTTTTTCTATCTTTCTTTTCCTCGTCAGATAAATCCATCTCGCCAAAATATGTGTCATAATCTATGTCTTGTATTTCATTTTTGTTAAGTGCGTGGATTTCGTCTGCCATATCAAGCTCCAAAATAAATTGACAGCCAATTATTCATCGGCTGTCTTTCCATTGTTCTTATCATCATTATTGTTGTTAGGTGTAGCTGTTGTCGGCTGTTCTTCCGGGAATAGCATTTCCATGCGCTTAGCGCTTTCAAGAGTGACTTGTTCAGGGTCGCTAAACATGTCAATTGTCTTAACAGCTCTCTTGTAATTGATACCGCACCTAAGTAATATTTCAAGCACTTCTGCCTTAACAAGCATGTTGTCTAGCTTATTATGATTAATGTGTATCTCAACATCACTAGGCATAAGTGTAAAGCCCTTATTAATTCTTAGCCTGTTAAGAATAAGCCTAAGTGCCATTCTCTCTGATTTCTTAAGAATAGGCTCATTAATAGCCGTCCTAAGTCCAGCATCGTAATGTCCGTTTCTCAATTCTACAGCCGAGCCGGTGTCACCGCCTGTGTTGCCCTGGCGATTCGCAAGGCCTTGAATGCTCAAAAATCTTTCAAAGAGGTCAGTGAATACCACTTGCCCCTCTGTCTGATTAAGTTCGCTCGTCATTACATCAACATCAGCCTTGTTATCTGAACCATTGTTAGATTTAACTACCAATGCTCCCTCTTGTCGCATTTTTCTAAATGTATCTATGTCAATCTCACAATTAACGAATTTCACCCATGCAGACACAAACTGCTCGACTCCATTAATTCTGTCTGATGTAAGCACGTTAATAGCGTCTGTGATTGCAATAGTCATTTCAATGTCAGATAATCGCCTTGCATTGTTTGGATATTCAATCACCGGAATTGCTCTGTTGCCGTTTATTCCACTTGCATAAATCTTGCCGTTGCGAATATCAAACCACTCATTGTCGGTGAACACATAATAAATATCTGCTCCGTTCTCGTCCTCTCCGATTTGGCAAGAGAATGCCGGACGTCCGTTTGAGTAGTATGCTACAAACGTATACATTGGATTTTCAGACGATAAATAAAAATCGCTTTCATCAAGCAACTGCCCTTGTCCATCATCATTACCGATGAATCTGTAGCCGGTACCACATATGCTTCTCCAACGATGTATGTCTATGTCGCACTCCTGTTTGCTTTCAGAATCCATTGTGATGTTAAGCCGTGTGATTTCTTCCGACTTATGGTTATCGGTGCCACGTAGCACATATTGGATTGGCTCGGCACACATCTCTGCGGTCTTGCGCTCAACAAGCTCATATGCAAGATTTACAGCAATCTTGTTATTGATTTCCGGGCGGTTCACTTTCTGCCGATACAAAATCGGTTGGTCACCACGATAGTATCTGTCAAGATACTCAATCTCAATAGCGTTTTGCTCGTGAATCACAAGTGCTTTATTCAGTTCTTCGATTATGTTGTTTTTTGTGATTTGCCTTTTGCGTGTAAAAATAACTTGTCTGCCGTAATTATTCTGACAGACAGCCGAAAAAGGTCTTACGTTTTTATGCGCATATCTATACATCAATAAAACCTCATGCCACTTGCAGAAGTTCTCTGCGGAACCTCTTTTATCTGAAATTCTTGTGTGCCAGCCCAAAACCATATCCATTTACGGCAGTGCGGACACATTACTTTGTGGTGTTTCTTGTCACTTTTATTTACCCACGTTAATAACTTTCCGCAACGAGGGCACATTACACTTCGTTTTCCTGTTGGTACAATATTCTGATTATTCATGTCACCCTCGCTTCACAAAAAATAGCACCCACAATCTGTGAGTGCTATTTCTAAAAGAGATTTTTCGCAATGAACGAATTACATTTTTTCATCTTACACATTATCACATTCTAAGCGAACCGAACGAACAAACTTACATTTTCTTAAAAAATCTTTCAAACTCCATTCTTACGCTATCTGCTGTGGCTTTACCGCCAAGCGCATATGCCGTCTGTAGCCATGATTTATTTTCCAAAAATCTAAAATTAATTATTCTTCTCATTCTACTATCATCAAGGCTTGCTATAAATTCCTCTACATCGTTTGTTTTTTCAAGCAAATCATCTTGTAAAAGCTGTAGCGTAGTCATTCTTGAGTACAATAATGTGCGCTTGCGTCCGTATTCAGGGTATGGTACACCCTCGATTTTGAAGTGCTGTGTACCGCCCATACCGCCCGATACAGTGTCAATCACGCTTTCTCCGCTTTCTATCTTTTTAAGGTCATCTTGCAATTTAGCAATTTTCTTTCTAACCTCTTTGATTTCCTCTTGCAAATCTGAATACTGTGATAAGACTTCCTTTGTCATTAATAAAGCCCTCCTCTGAACGGATTGTGTACTGCTTCAACCTTTGCTATCCGCTTTTCCCTAAAAATCATATCGCACAACTGCGCAGTAGAATCCACACCATCATCATGTTTCATTTTGCCCTCATATGTGCAAGAAAGAACGTTTTGAAAATATTTCTTGTATTCCTTAGTTTGCCTTTCAAGTTTTATGAAATGCAGTTTTCTTATGTCCGGCGCATGATTTTTAATTCTGTCCATTTTTGCGGTTTTGTTATCTGCTGGGTCATGGCTTGTCAATATTGGGTAGCAATCTTTTTTCCATATTTTCTCGCACTCCAAACGATAGGCAGATGTTGTTTTTGTTTCCTCAAAATGTACCTCTGCTGTTTTATTCGGAAATTTATCCAAGTGGCTTTCCATTCTGCTTGTTACTTCGGGAATTGTTATATCCTTATCGCCATCGTTATATACAACATCCACGATATAGTATTCTTTTTCAATCTCGTAGCAAATCGGCATTGATACAAAGTCTCCACCACCATATGCCGGGTCGTTTGCCGAAAAAATTCTATCAGGTCTTATTCCCTCAATTTCTGTCGGGTCAAAAAAGTTCATGTTATCAATATTGAACATCTGACCTTTTCTTTCTATTGGCTCTTGCTGATATTGGGCGAACCATGAAGCCATATCGTCATTATCTTCAAATGAAGCCATTCTGCGCTTATAATCTAATGTGGAATATCCCAATTTGTAGGGATAATCAAAATTACTCTCATTGTTTTCATTGAGTGCCGGAATTATGACCTCTCTATGACGTATGTTTTTATATTCAGGATTATTTGCAAGCAATTCAAGCCTGCGCCCTTGTACATCTCTTGGCGCCCATCTCGTGCCTATTCCTAACAACTTTGCTTTGCCAGGCTTAATTCTCGGCATAAAGTTATTATCAAACTTTCCCCAAACTGTAGCCTGTCTATCCTCACTTAATGCTTCATCAATACCACTAAATAAATCGTCATATACTCCTAAGCCATCACAGTCACACGCTCCGTTCAGTGTTCCGTATATAGAACGCATGGTAAATGTTGGGTATGTCTTTTTACGCAAGAAATCTATTGTAAGGTCTTTTCCGTCTGTGATAGCTTTTTTCTCTACAATTTTAGGGTAAATATCTTTGTAGGTGTACGTTGGGTCATTTACCATTTCTAATGTTCCATCGTAAAATCCTCCGGTTATTTTGTCAGAATATGCCGAATATAGATTTGACCTCTCAGGTCTGTTTGAACCAAACCACAAATTACCCATTTTAACGATTTGAGTCTTTCCGATACGTCCGGGGCAGAATACCATGCCCTCATCAAGCTTGTCATCGTACAAATCTTGAATGAGCTGTGCAACTTTGCTCAACGGATTTCTTCTTGGCAAATAAAATCTTTCCCATGGTGGACGATTTTTTTCCATGTAAACCATAAAGCTCTCAAACTTATAGTGAGCTTCCATCAGAAATAAATCAAAATAGTGATTAACTAAGTCATATGGTGTAGTCTCATGCTTGAAATGGTAATAATCCAAATCCCAAATCGTACCACCTGTTTTAGCCTTGCAGAAGTCCTCTATAAGCTCTTTTGCTCTCTTAGTGAGTTGTAGTCCATACTCAATGTCTTTCTCGCCGTTTATGGCTACACTACAAGCGTCTACATAGGCATTGGTTACTTGCTCGTCTATTCCATTTCTCTTTATGTAGTTTTCGTATCCGTTTACTGTGGAAATAAGGCTCTGACTAGCCATAAGAAAAGCACCTCCACTTTTAAAAAAGCAAAGGTGCTTATAGACCTCTGCCTATAACTGTTTTAGGGTAGCGACTACAATCAATCTGTAGCCGGTAATTGTTTTTATTCGTTTGCTTTGAAATTGTAAATCGGTTTTATAATGTCAACTATTTCAACAGTATCTTTTATATTTCCAATTATTTCATCCATTGTTTTATATGCCATAGGACTTTCATCAATCGTAGATGTGTTTACAGATGTTGTAAATATTCCATCCATTGCTTTTTGATACTCTTCTAGCAAAATGCTTTCTTTTGCTTTTGACCTGCTCATTGTTCGCCCTGCTCCATGCGGTGCTGAATAATTCCAATCTTCATTTCCCTTGCCAATTCCCAAAATGCAACCGTCACGCATGTTTATTGGTATCAGTACCTTTTCCCCCATTTTTGCAGAAATAGCACCTTTACGGACAATATTTGTATCGTGTTCAATGTAGTTGTGAATCGTTTGAAATCGTTCAGTTTCTTTTGTAACTTCCCACCCCATATAGTAACAAATAATGCTCTGAATGGCTCTTCTGTTAATTTCCGCAAACTCTTGGCATAATTTCATATCGTGCAAATACATTTCTCTATGTTTTCCAATAAGATATGATAACTCTCTAGGGATTTTAGTTGTATTTGTTTCGTAGGACTGCTTTAATTCTTTGATAGCCTTGCTGATTTCTCTTTCTCTTTTACATTTTTTGTATTCAGCAATCAATTTCTCGCTATCTTGTTTGAAATTCGATTTTCCCGAAATATCAGCAATCGCCATTTGCTGATATATTTCTGCGACTTGCTTTCCGACATTTCTACTTCCCGAATGAATAACAAGATATTTATTATTCTTGCTATCGCTATCAACTTCGATAAAATGATTGCCGCCTCCCAACGTGCCGCAACTTCTTTTCAGCCAATCTATATTTTTCAACTGCGCCTTGCAATACAATTTTTCAATAATATCGCTTGCGACAGATGAGTTTTCTTCTTCATGAACTTTTCTACCACTTGGAACATATTTTCTAATGACGTTATCTAATCTCTCAAAATCAATATCAATATTCCCCAAGTTTGTAGTAAGCATCCCACAGCCTATGTCAACTCCGACAATGTTCGGTATTACTTTTTCTCCTAAATCAGCAGTAAATCCGATAACACACCCTGCTCCTGCATGAACATCCGGCATAATTCTTATCTTGCAATCCGAAAATGCTGGCTGTTTTACAAGCGTATATATCTGATTTAATGCTTCATGTTCTATATTTTCTGTAAATATTTTCAAATCAGCCATAATATGTTCCCCTTTCTGCTGATAATCAGCCATTTAATTCCACTGCCATTCCATTTCCTCTTCGCTAAGATATTTATGTCTCACTCTATACCTGTCAATATCTTCTTCCGCAAATGTAATTATACTGTTTGCAAGTCTTACATAAACTTCGTATTCGTATTTTCCGTCTGATTTTTCCCACGTTTTACAGATAACTCCTATGTCCGACTTGTTTACAACAACAATATCTCCAAAAAGAAATCTAGGTTTATTCATCTTTGTTGTCCTCCACAATCCCGTCAATTATTGCTCTCTCGAGAAATTCTTCGATATTTTCTCTCCCTCCACCAATAGGCATTTTATTATACAATTCAATAAATTGTTGCTTTGTCAAAGGTTTCCAATTTGGATTGTCTCTTTTGCATTTAAAATCCATAACTCCCGGACCACATACATATTGTTCATTTCCATTCGTATCAACAAAGGGACCGGTACAAAGGTCACAGTTCATTATATGCTCACAAGGTTTTAGTTCGTGGCTATATCCACTGCAAAGCATTGTACTTAGATACTCCATATTCTTACTCCTTAAAACAATTTCTCAACGCTTGCCTGTCTGCTTCATTATCTGCCTCAATAACAGGTTCATCTTCTAAAGCGGAGCAATCTATAGGCTCTCCATTTAAACCGCCTATTTCGTGCGATTGTGCTTCTCTAAGTGCTTCACGCTCTATTGATTTAATTACTTCTGCCATGCTCATAGCTCAAACACGCTCCCATATGCTACTCAACTACATACCAATCTTCTGCTAAACAATCATTAATTGACGGAACCCATGTAGAAACAGTGTCATTAACATTTTTGATAGCAAAATACGGATTGTAATGTACTAAATCGTCTTTATCTGCAATAGATTTTCCAATTTCTGTATAAGACTTAAAATTGCCAGCCGGAACGTAATACACAAACATTCCCTTGCCATTCCAACCTTTTCTTGCTACTTTTTTGCTGTTTTTTAATGCTTCAATTGCCTGTCCAAAATTCATAATTTATTTTCTCCTTTACAATTTATTATTTTCATTCCTTATAAATCTCTTTGTTTCTTCAACTATTTTAGAATCCCTAGCAAAATTCATTTCAATATGGCTTTGTGGCAGTCTGCCAAACTTTTCCAAAGCATATTTTTCTACTGCTTCTCTTGAAATGTCTATGCCAAAATTTCTCAATGCTTCTTTGGATGGCGGTCGATACTCTGATAAAGGATTGTCAATGTTGTTCATTTTTCATAAACCTCTTGAACTCTTTCCTGCACTTAGGGCATAAATCGTATTGCGTATCATCTCTCCATATAGCCATTGGAAACGCTTCCTTTGCTAAATCTTCGGCTGTGCATATGCTTTTTTCGTGAAGAGGTTTTATCTCTCTTGTTTTGATATATGCATATTTTTCATCGTAGTGTATTATCTCTTTTCCGCACCTGTCGCAAGTGCGCCATTCTTTTTGATGTTTCATTCTTCCACCGCCTTAATATCCGCTATACTTGTTTTGAGTTACTGCCATCCGTCCTGCACCATTTTCGGTTTATATTCATGTTCTGTATAACCTTCTCCGTTGCAAAGGTCACATTCTATGCTATTATATTCATATCTATCACAGCATTCCCAATATTCAGCCACATTTTTTCTTATGGTAATTTTTCCAAAGCCGCCACACTTGGGGCATTTGTATTTCCTATTTCCTTGCACTTTCTTCAAGACATCTTTCAATGTTGTACTTTCTCCGTAATCTGCGATTAGGTTTTTTATGTCATTTATCTTCATATTCTTCCACCAACCTTCTGCCACAGATAGGGCAATAATTGATTGTCATAACTTCCCAAAAATCAAAATAACTGTTAAACACACCAATCTGATACGTGTTATCTTCCGCTTGCATAATCCCATCTGATAAGTTTCTGTTTGGAACTAAGCTATAATCATCAGTATTCCATTTTGTAGGATTTTCGCAAAACTCACACATACTCCTCACTCTTCCTTTGTCTTAAACAGTGTGTCAGGAAATGGAATGCCTAAAAAATGCATGTTGGCATATTTCCTAAATGTTGGTACGCTCATGCCGGCTATCTTTGCTGCTTTCGCCTGTGAACATCTGCCATATGCGTATTCCATCAATCCCTCTCGGAATGAATCAATATTTCGTGTCTTAACTCCCTTTGCCATATCTATACCTCCATTTTTTGCTTTTCAATTTGATGTTTGTGTTTTGCCATCTCTCTGTGCATTTTATACTTCATATTTTCACAGCCGATTTCTTTTAGCTCTGTTTTAAAATTATCAAAGTCGCTGTCATTTTTGATGTATACATTGACATATCTATCTATTTGCGGTCTTGTCATAATTACACCATTTTCAGTAAATACTTTTCTGATATAGTTGGTGTAATAGCAATAGCCTTTGACTTTTTCGTGATATAACCCCCAAAAATAATCCGAATTTTCCTTTGTTTCAAACTTTGCTCTAATCTCATTGTTTGAAATATGGCTGTAGCAATGTCTGCATAATGTAATTAAATTGCTTTCTCTATCATCTCCACACAATGAAGCCGTTCTTATGTGTGCCATCACCAATGCCCTGTATTCTCTACTACTTTTTCCGCAATATTGGCAAGTGTAATTATCTCTCTCAAAAATTTTAGTCTGTAAATCTTTATATGAACTCATAGTGAATACCTCCTACCACTCTTTGCTTTCACACCAACTGCTCTTACAAACATGGTTCATAATGTTGGTCAAAACTTTTTCAGAAGAAAAGTGAACTAAGCTGTAATCGCATTGTGTTGAAAACTTTGTATTGAAATATTCATCAACTAACATCTTGTAGTCTGTATTATCTTTCATGTTGCTTATCGTTGAGTAATAATTGTCCGTATATCCGTCACGCTCTATTTCAGTTTCTTTTGTCAAGCTGTCTACCACTCTTGATAAAACCTTGTCTGTTAATGGATAGTGATATTCTCCAGTACATTCTCCGTGTTTATCTAAAAAGTATTTAAAGAATGCTTCTGTATTTTCTTTGAGCGTTTCATCGTTAGTCCAATCATAAGCTATCTTGCCAGCTCTACTTATCATTCTTTCCTCGGCAACTTCCCAATCGCTTTGAGAATATTCGCTTATCGGCTTAAACTCTTTCGCTTTTTTATCTTTGGGTAAAAAAGAATTACACTGTTCTCTGTTAAGAGAATTACATTCAGTATTTAATGTTTCGTAATTAGTGTTTAAGTAATCATTGTTAGTAATCCCTGTTAAAAGAGTTACACCTTGTGACATTCCCGGATTACACTTTGTGTTATTCCCTTGGGAATTACATTTTGTGTCATTCCCGTCTGCCTGTTTATGTAATTCCTGTCCTCTATCTTCTGCTATAACCTCTTGTCTGATATTTTCTTCCCATTTTTTAACTTCTGCGTTGATAACATCATAATTAGGCCGTATATGTATAGTCGGCATTGAGTTGAATTTGTATTTTGCTGTAATTACAAATTTCTTTTTCACCAACGATTTAATTGCTTTATCATACTGTCTTTCAGTAATCCGTATTTCTTCCCACCAGTCTTTTCTTTGCTTTGCAATCCAATATTCGCCGTCCTTGTATATCTTAACTTTGCTCTTATTGTCTTTACTTGGCGCAAACCAATATAAAATCCTTGATAAAAGTGTTCCCTCTATCAAGTCACCTGTTATGTCAATGTATTTATGGAATGTGTGATTGCACCTTGCTGATGATAAGAAATTAACTTTTGTTTGGATTTCGCTTTCTGATAGCATATTTATTACCTGCCTTTCTGATAATAGCCTTATTAGCAAAACAACAAACAGGCACTAAGGCTTGTGCTTTTCGGTCTGCATCACCTAGTTTGTTGTAATCGGATAGACAGGAATCGAACCTGTGACTCCCTCCGCTACCATTACCGCAGTGGGTTTCTCCCAACTGAACTACTATCCGAAAAGGCAAGATGCACTCCATCAAAAGGCTCATCAAAACACATTACAGAATTTTGAAGTGTCTCACCCCATTGCTTTCAGTCGCGCGTACCTACTAGCAACTTGTTTTTGTGTGTTTTATTTTTACTTCGTCTTACTGTACCGTGCTAACACGTACAGGCCCGTCTTACTCCACTGCTTTAATTTAAAAACATGTCAGCGTTACGCAACCGCTATTCAAGATATAACAGTTCGCACTAAACCGACATATGATTGATGTGGTGTGGATTTGAACCACACATGATTGTCGCGACTCTCGTCATCTAAGTTGCCGGTTTCAACGAATTATCTTACGGCAATAACGTTTACCCATTCCGTCACACATCAACAAGGCGAAAGCCAGATTTGAACTGACGGTCACAGATTTGCGGTCTGTTGCCTTTTACCGCTTGGCTATTTCGCCATATATAACAGCCGTAGCGTGACTGTTATACTGAAACTGTTTTTCTCGCTACTTTTGTACAGCTTCATGCGGACTTTTTATACCGCTTACGGCTGGCTCTTATAGTCTGTCGTAAGTTAGCGCCGACATCGTGACTCGAACACGAACAACATTTCTGTTGGATAGCTTAGCAAGCTATTGGAATACCATTATCCCATATCGGCAAATAATTTATTGGCAGGACTTAGCAGCGCATTTTCTGTACCGCCCATTTAATCAAGCCTTGTCGCCTACTTGAACCAATAATTAATCGGCAAGGTTGGGAATCGAACCCACGACAAATCAGCTAATAGCCGACTGCTCTACCACTGAGCTACATGCCGTTAATGAGGGTGAAGCCTAAGGAGTGGCAACACCCTCCGGAGATATAAATTTGTATGTGCTGTAGGAAAAGAACTAGCGAAACCTACAGCAAGGGACATGTGAGGAATTGCACCTCACCTAAGACTCATATGATTTGAGTTGCCCTAGTTTAACAATTAAAGGGGGTATATATGTCTGCTCCGCCTATTACAGATGTCTTTACGACAGGTTGGTTTCCACGCTCGTGCATTGTGGGATTATACACGATTAAACCCTCACGAGCCTTGTGACGGCTCTTGACAGCTTTCCACTATGAGGGTGAAAGGAACTACTAAGTCCAATGTCGGGGGAACCAAGTAAACCCCGAACAGGGCATGTTGGATTTGAACCAACGTATGCAGCAGTCAAAGTGCTGTGCCTTACCACTTGGCGAATGCCCTATATTTACTGCCACATGAAAGCTATGGCAAGTATCTGACCGAACATTACCGCAATACCAAGAAGTCTTGTGCTAACTGCCACTTTTCCGTTTAATGTGGCGTTTGCCATTCCAAAAGCAATTAATGCCAGCCATACTGTTGTTGCAATTTTTAGTACAAACATGATTTACACCTCAAAATCTAATTATCCTTAAAACCCTCTATCAGCGACTCGGTTATGGTAGCCAAGACTAGAAGCACTACCGAGATAAGCAATCCGTGTTCGTCAGAAAAGAGTACTGCACGAATTGCGCAAAGCATCATCAGCCACAGGAAAACATTTTTAATCAACACCGGAAGTTCCTTATCCACGAATTTTCCAAACACTTTCCATCTGCACCTAGATTTAAGCTCATGAGCCTTAGTTGTGTACCATATAGCTTTGCTCATATCCTCAACTACGGGACCTTTGTGTCCGGCACGATATTTATACTTGTATGCAGTAATCTCACACCATTTAGCCACATCCTTAAGTCCGTAAATGTCAATCATTTCATCAATGCATTCTTTACGATCAGGCAAATTGTAGTGGCTAGGGTGATTTACCATTTCGGAATTAATTTTGTTAGACTCAAATCCTGTTAATTTCATCTCCGTTAGCTCCTTTACTGTTATATATTATATATAACTAATATTTTATCGTAGTTGTATGTATATATATTATTATATATTATTATTGTGTATGTTGTTTAATTTATATATAACTTATGTCATAATAATAAATACTGCTTGGTGCGATTAAGGTATGAGTAAGAGTCTTTTTGTTTTGGCGGATATTTGAGGGGCTAGGTGGGGCGGTTTGCCGCTTTTCATATACACCCCCAGGGCACCCAATCCGTGCGCTCCTCAGTTCTCAAACAATCAAGCGTTTTAAATTGTATCTATTGCATATACAATTCATTTATACCCTTTCAACTCTTCGCTAAACAACTGTTTTGTGCATAGTTGTAATAATTCAATAGCCTGCAAAGCCTTATAAATCAAGGGTTTAGAATTGTATCTGTTGTATATACAATTACTTGGCATTATCAACCATGCTATCACTTGTTAATGCTTTAATAGTCTGACTATTTGCACCGCCTAACTGTGGTAATTCATTGGCGGTTAGTGCTCTCGCTTGCGTAGCTTCGTAGCCAATTCCCGGTTGGTTCATGCCAAATTCATTGTTGCCAACGAACATAGCACCGACAGGGGATTTATTGTCGTATGCTCTATCCTTGATACAATCTTTACGGATTCCTTGCAATTTTTTCCAAATCTCGTAACTGATAGGGCTTGATTCTTTGTTTAGTCTCCAATTATCTATAACGCCACAATCTATATTGCACCAACTACTAAATGCCACAGTACTACATAGTTTATTATATATATCACTAAAATATATATACTCATCACATATACAGTTTAATATATTATAATTATATCTATTGTAGTTAGTAGGTATATATGGATTATCATATAATTGTTTATCCTTTAAAATACTATTGTCATTGAATATAATCTCTCCGACTCTTTTACAAACAGCTTTCCAAGGTCTTTGCCCCTCGCTTTTCAAATCATCAATTTGTAACTCCTGGCAAGCCTGTTCTATAGCCCTCTCGAAGTCCTCGCGGTAAAGCTGAAAAGTGCCAAAATCGGCAATTAAATGTTTAGTTATATTTCCATTAATTTTTTCCATTTTAGCACCTCAAAATCATAAAATAAAAAAGCCCGCACCGCTTGGAGCAATTCCAAACGATACGAGCTAGCCGGCATTCGCTTATTAATTTAATTAAAATAATAATAATCAAATATACTTATTTTGTCAATACATAGAGTTATTGGGTATATAATAACAACTGTATTAATTAATATATACCACATTACACATATATATATTAATTATATATAAAATAAAAAGCCGGTCATAAAAACCGACTTGAATTTTAAAATGGGCACTCGTTGTTATTGTTTTCCAGTTCGTCCAACTTGTCCAATACTAATTGATTGACAAAGCCGTTAATTGTAAGCCCTTGCGCCTGTATCCGGTCTTTTGTGCCCTTTGGCAAAGTAACGCTTATTCTGTCGTAACTCTCTCTTATTCTGTCGTTCTGCTTCTGTATACGCTTTTTATAGTTTTCAATAATTTTCTTTTCGTCCATTTTTTACACCTCATTATATAAATTAATAATATCAATAATCACTGGCAATAATACTATAAATAATATTGCTATACATAAATATATAATAATTAAATTATTATGTCAATAATAATTCATTACATAATATAAATAATAATAGTTATTTCTTATTATATGCATTAATTCATTTATTATTGATTTTATTATTACATTAATGTAATTAAATTTTATTGCAATATTTTTTAATTTATGTATTGACATTACATAAATGCAGTGTTATTATAATGTCAAGTCGAAAGACAAGGAACAAAATAACATTTTATTAAATATGGAGGTACTTTTATATGGAAAGAATCAAAGAGTTAGAAAATGAATTAACAAAAGTTTGCGGCACTCACGAAAATGATTGCTCCAAGTGCCCAAAACAAAAAGAATGTGAAGAATATTGTAAATTGGCGCAGATTTACGAAATAGTAAACAGATAAGAAAGAGGGTCTAAATATGAAAACAAACGATACAATCAAAGTACATTTATACGATTTGCACAATAAGGAGATACAAACCAGAAACTATGGCAAGGTTTTTCATGTGTACGAAAAAGCCGGAAAACTTGGAATCGATTGGAACACAGAAAAAAGCCCATACACCTGCAAGGGTGATGTGTTTGCACCATTTGAAACCTTTGCGCCATCTGTAATATTTGAAAATATTGAAACCGGGGAACTTTTCCACTTCTCAAATATTAAAAATGCAGTTGTTAGAATAGCATAGTCGAAACCGCCGCCCCGGCGGTCTGTAGGAATTGCCCCACCTGCACCGATGAGACAGGGCAAACAATGAAAGGATGGTTGATTATATGACAAAAGCGGAACTACTGAAAGAATTTGGCAAACTGCAAAAAGAAAAAGAAATACGTATTGAGGGCATACACTGCAATAGCAATAAAAGCACAATAGAAAATGCTATTGAGTGCCTAAAATGCCCGGATGAGCTGCTAGAGAAATACTTAACGGTTGTAAGTCTCAAATATGAAAATATCGGGCGCACAATTGCAGAAAATGGAGACTTTAAGCGCCACTCCTTCAACCGGCTTTACGTATTTAATACAGCTAGACAGATTTTAGCAAATTAGCGAGGTGCAAATATATGAGATATTGCGGACAACAGAAAAACGGAAAAGCGTTGTTATTAACAGACAATGAAATTATAAACAATGCGCTTGAACAGGAAAAAAGCGGAATAAAACCGCATTATGCTTTTTATGATTATAAGAAGCATGAAAAAATGACTCCGGCCGGCTGGCTTGTTTGGTCTTTAAGTGATGGCGGTTGCGGTGTAGTTTACCGCCGTAAGGATGGGAAAATGATTATTACAACCGGGCTACAAGGTGATTTTTGTTATTGTTAGGGGGCGCAATATGAGAGATTTTATCGAGCTTTTAAAGGCTTTCGGGCTTTTTGTGTCATGCCTTATAATTGGGTATGGCGGTTTGTTTTTATTTTTTTATTAAATAGCTAATATCAAGGGATTTTTAAGCCGGTTCGATTCCGGCTATTAGCTTTATATATAAGGCTTTTCAGGTCTTATATTATTAATTTAATTATTTTATTTATAGGTGCTTTTATACGGCTTTACGGCTGTATATATTGCGCTCCGTCCGCGCGTCCGGTAAATAATCGCGTCAAGAGGTTTTGCAAATGCCTTTATATTTGCATCAGGCTCAAGAGGTGCAACGCCTGAACAAATAATTGTGCGCCCGCATAGGTGATTTGCGTTATTTTACACCTAATAAAAACAGATTAACGCACGTATGAACCGCGAAAAGGTCAAAAAGTAACCTATAAACCACGCACTAAAACAGAAAAGAGGGTTAATGAATGAACAACGAGCTAAAAAGTCTTGACGCTGTAGAACGTGAAATAAGAGCACGCTACAACGGCAAATATCAAAGCGCGCCGGAATATCAGGCAAGCGAGCGCGCCACACGAAAAGCGATAACGGATATTTTTAGAGCTGTCGCAGAGTCTGGCGCGTGTGACGATGTTACCGCGCTTATTAGTGGCAAGGAATACCGCCGGACGGCTTTTGATAACTACCTAAACCACAAAAACTATATAAGCCCAATAATTAAGGCTTGTTATAGTTAGGGGGCGTATTATGTCTAATTATGAGTATTTAGGGAAAAAAGAAATATATAAGCGTGTTCAGGCGCTAGGCTATGAGATACCAAAAATAAGTGACTTTAGCTATATAAAATATGATTGTATAGAATGGATGGAGTCGCACGAGTTAAAAATAACAGTTCAAAGGTCCGGTGAATGGTTGCGAGTTGTTGAAAAGCGTGCACACGTTCACCCGGTCACATTATTTTGTGACTATCAAGCCGGTGAATATATCACGCGTTACCACTAGGGATATTTTTATATCCCTTTTTGTTGTGCCAAAAATCAAGCGTGCAGCCGTTGGAGCTGTCGCAAGTTATCCGGCTATAAGTCCGGGTGCTGTAGTACATTGACAAATTAACAAAAATATTCTATGATTTTATGATATACACATTTGAAGCCGTGTATTTGACGTTTTAAGGGCTTTTAAACGTGCTAACATGGATTTTATTAAGCGCGCTAAAATAAGCCACAAAACAAGCCGTTTACAATGCTTTATAATATTGCTGTAGAGGTTCGAGCCGTCAAGCCGTGCCGGGTGCAATATCTAACAAGTCAGGCGCACCAACTCATGGAAATTATACGAATTTTCAGAAAACTTCACCCAATTAAAGCGTGGTGCGAGTTCTTTGCAAGTTCTCGACAAGTTTTTGCAAAATTTTGCGAACGGATTTTTGAAATCGAAAAATCCAAAAGGCACGGGGGTATCAAAATTTTTTAGGATTTTTTGAGTTTTGAATCGCTAAAAAATAAACACTCTTAGCACTGTAGTCACTCTCTCCTAGTTTCTCAATCAATTTCTGCCGCGTCATTTCCGGATTAGTCCGGTGTATGTATTCTAATAGTCTGTCTATTCTATCCATATTTTTGCTCCAATAAATTAAATATTTTGTCAGCCGTGTATACAATATTCCGTCCGTACAAGCTCATAAAGTCTGCGATTATTTCCTCTGTTTCCATGTCAATGTCACAGCCGTATGAGAATGAGTACACATGCACTAGCTCGTGGCATAGTATCTTGTCAGCCATGTAATCAGACACATTATCAGCTATCGTTACTGTCTTGGTTGTATCATCGGTCACTCCTAGGCTTATTGTGCCGTTTGACCGCCTTAATTCGCTTGATGTAGGCTTTTTGAATTGTATGTGCCACAATATATCATTAACTCTTATATCCATGCTTATACCCTCTAAAAATGGCTATGAGCATTACTACCCATAGCCTTTAATCTTAAAATCTTGACACAAGATTATTTATATTACTCTTAATCAAGTTCTTTTCTTCGGCTGTTGCGTTATCACTAACTATTTTAATTATCTCGTTAGTAACAGTTTTGATGTATTTATCTAGCGCTTTCATCCTTTGCTCTTTATCCTCTGGTGTAATACCGCTGTGCATTTCCTTTGTCTCGGTATAATGTCTCTTTGCTCTGTCATAATTGCTTTCACTCACATGTGGCGCAATCGGTTCAGAGTAGTACATCTTGCCTCTGCTCTTATCCATGTCACGCATATACTCCATGTCGTTGTAGTTTACCGGCATATGATAATATGGTGGCTCGGTGTATCTCCTGTAATCGTCTTTTGAATTTTCCATAGCTTCAACAATAAGATAGTCCTTGTCAAATTCTACGATATTCTTAACAATCTCGGTGAAATCCTTTAAATCGTCAAGATTTTGTCCCTCAAAATTGTCAATTCCAATTCCGTCAACTTTAGCCTTGACGCATTCCATTATCTGTTTAGCCCATTTATGCATATCATCAAGCCTCCCTTACTGCGATTAAGTTACTATTCTGTACTTCGATAGCCTGTGTGGATGTATTCTGCACCGCTACAGTACTGCAACAGCCACAAGGTACATCCACGTATGCCTGAGCCGAAACGTTAAATAAATTTTGTACTGCTGCCGGAGTAACTATCATTCGTGTTGACTGTAAAGGCTCTCCGTCTACTGCAATGGCAAGCGAAATAGCTCCAACTGTACCACCTGTAGGTATCTGAATGTTGCCGGAATACGATACTAAAAATCTAGCCTTGCACTGATTAGTAATACCTCTTAGCTTGATAATTCCACTTCCCTGTCTGTGGACTATACATTTACTTCCGCATACTGGTGTTTCTGTAAATGCCACATCTTCTCCGGCAGCAACTGTTTGTAACGCAATTCCTGTTATTTCCATTATCTTTACCTCTCTTTCACAAAATAAGGGCAAACATTATAGTCTGCCCTTGGGTTATAAGTAATACTGCTTAGCAGACATAATCTCGACTAACTCTCGACTAAACTTGGACTAAGCCTCGACTAAAAATGGTTTTTAATCGGTTTAGGTTGAGTTAAACTCAATTAAGATACTCAATTATTCATTTTTAGCAATTACAGCCGGTATTGCAACCACAGCCATATGCATAAGCATTTGGGTTAGGCACAACATAAGCTGGAATAGCCGTAGGATTTACAGAGTTGACAATCTGCTGTGTCTGTGCTGTCATTGCAGTAGTCAGAAGTGCATTTTGTCTATCCTGTGAAGCAGAAAGTTCAAGTTTCTGCACCTTATCTCTCAAATCCGCATTTTCCTTTGTACATAAGTAATCAAGAATAGCCCTCGTTCCTGCCTGCTGACTATCAATGATGTCTCTTGTGTTGCTATTCATTGTGTTTTGTAAAGCACAAGTGTTAGTTGCTAAGTTGTAATTAATTCCTTGGATGGCTTCTCTCGTCTCACAGCAGCAGTTAGCAAGCTGTGACTGTAAAGCGTTGGTATTCTGCATATTAGCAACTGTATCAGCGTTTACTGCCTGTTGTATGCCGTAGCCGGTCTGCATGATATTTGTGTTAATACCATTAAAACCTGTGAGCATACTGTTGTTCATGGCATAAAAGCCGTCACAAAGTCCATTGGAAATGCCGTCTAACTTGCTGATAACTGCCTGATTGTCAAAACCTCTCTGAATTTCACTGCCGACACCACCATTAGTGCCACCGAAACCACCAAAGCCGTTACCCCAGCCCCCAAATATCGCAAATACTACGATAAGGAACCAAAGCCAAGAGCCGTCATTCCAGTTATTTCCGTTGTTTCCGTCCAAATTCGCCACGATAGGTACGCTTGGACAATTTCCTGTGTTGAACATCTGTTTTACCTCCAAAATTTATTTCATAAAGAGTCGTGCGCACGTTCTCTCATATGCTATATCCCAAAATTACCTCTAATCTGCTTCATTACATCATCAGGATTAATGCCTTTTTCTTTGCATAGGTTTCTTGCCATTTGCTCAATTCCCTTGCTGTTTCCACTTTGAGCCATGCTCATTGCGTTCTTAATCATTGGGTTTCCCATTACGCGATTATTGCTCATTATCTGTTGCATTATTCCCATTACATTCATGCTTTTTCACTCTCCTTGTTTTGTGTTCGCGAAGTCTTTCTTTGCGCTCCTAAAGATAATTGCTCAATTTTCTCTGATAGTTCGTTGAGCTTTGCCATAATACCCTCTGTGGCTTTCTCTGATAGGTCAAATTCAAGCTTTTCTGTGTCACCCGATAAAATGTCTGTCTTATCGTTTAAAACCGGCTTAAAAGTCAATGTGCGTATTGTTCCGTCAGTGTTCCAACTCTTAGCATATATCTCCGTTAAATCCTGTTTTGGGAAAAATGCCACACTGCCATCCATCGGCACCTCGTTGGGATTAATAGTCTCAACTGCCTGTACTACTCTGCCACTTATGCCTTGCGTTGGTTCGGGCTGTTGGTATCTCTGATAGCTCGCCATTGGGTTGTACTGATATGTTCCATAATTAGGTGTATAATTCATCATTGGTTGCTGATACGGCATGTTCATCTTTGTTTTCCTCCAAAACTTCCTCTATCGCTTTAATGACAAGGGATAATGTCATTAGGTCGATTTTTTGTAACTCACTTTTAGCAAATATTTGTTCTCTTACTTCATCGTCAAACATAACATCATCTCCTTATGCCTAAATTGTGGCATAAAAAAAGAGAAGAGCATTTCCATGTTCTTCTCTAATTATTGTCATGCATAAGGTTTTTCCATGTACCATTCATGTACCAATAGTGTACCATTTTTTGTTTATTTATGTGAATATATAACGAATTATATAAAATTAAGATTTCATGTGAAACATCGTAAAATTGAGGTATGTTGCGGTTTATGAGGATATAATGGACTATGTTAAATACCCCTCGTAGCAACGATGCCTAATTTCATTTTTGATTTTACCTACTCAAAAACCCATTGTTTAAGGGATTTTTGCCTTTCTATTTTTGATTTATGTACCAATTCTGTACCAATTTGATTGGATATACTATATTTTTGATTATTTTATATTACTTTGAGTGCTTCTGCTACTCTGTCCATTTCTAAGTTCTTTTGCTCGTCTGTCGTGTGAACGTAAAGGTTCATCGTGATACCTATATTTGAGTGTCCTAGTATCGTCTGCAAGGTTTTGGGTGTCATACCGGCTTCAATACATCTTGTTGCGAAGGTATGCCTTAATACGTGCATTGAAAATCTCGGTATGTGTGCTCTGTCACATGCTTTGTAAATTCCGGTATCATATGTGCTGTTTTTCACTGGTGCTCCGGTCTTACACAAAAACACTCTGTCTCTCCATTGAATGTCAATAAATTTGAATGAAGCATTTTTGGCTTTCTGCAATTTCAATAGCGATACGGCTTCATCAGTGAGTGGAATTGTCCTATATCCCGATTTACTCTTAGGCGGTCCCTCTCGCCATTCACCTGTTGAATGCCTGTACTCTAAACTCCTGACGATTTTGATTGTTTTGGCTTTAAAGTCTACATCTTCCCATTTAAGGCCCACAAGCTCACCGGTCCTTAGTCCGGTCTGCAAGGCAAATCTGTATTGATACTCATATGATGTGCCTTTGATAGCTTCACAGAATTTTTTCTGATTTTCAATCGTCAATGCTTCTTTCTTCGAGGACTCCTTACCGATGTCGGATTTTACCATGCGATTGCACGGATTTTTGGGGATAATCTCGCTTTGATATGCATAGTCAAGCATGTTGTATAACGCTATGCGTGTCTGATATATCGTTGCCGTTCTGTAATCCTCGTCAGCCATATTAGTCATTATCTTTTGACAGTGGAGCGTATTAACCTCTCGCAGTATCTTATTTCCAATAACAGGCTTTATGTTGCGCTTGTATCTCTCGGTGTAGTTCCTTAGCGTGTTCGGTCTTACTGTGCGCTTCTTAACGCTTATCCAATAGTCAAACCATGCATCAACCAACATGTCAGACGGAAAGTCGGGATTGCTGTGTTCATCAGTGTACTGCTCATCGGCAAGCCACTTTTTACACTCTTGTAGTTTTGCAAATAATTTCTGCACTCGCTTTCCATTCCTTGTTGTATATCTGCCGACATAGTATTTGTCTTTTCTCTGACTAATGCCTCTGCCTAGTTCTTTACCTTTCAAGTCCTTTCCCATATTAAATTTTCGCTCCTTTCACTTATGGAAAAAGCCTTATGCAATTTATTATAATATCACATAAGGCTACATAAGTCCACATTTGATTATATCTCTATCGTCTCTGCGATATACTTTTCAAACTCTTTTCGCTTGATTAATCGTCTCTTTCCGACATACATAACAAATTGGCACCTTGTGCTGTTTGTTATTTCTCGGAGCTTGTTCACTCCAATGTTACTATATTCCGCAGCCTCATCAATCGTCAGCGTTACTTTTTCCCATATTGGCACTTTGTTAATCATAGCCTGACTCCTTTCTATCTTTTCTTTAATGTCTGCCACTCTCCGGGAAGTGGTTGTTTTTGAAATTAATAGTCTCTGTGATACCTCTTCAAGGCTCTTATCGGCAACTAGCAACTCAAAAACTTCCGCTTCTTCATCGGTGAAATTGGCATTTTTCATAATTTCTTCAAGTTCCGGTCTAGTCAGCTTTGAAAACTTCATAGACCTGTCTCCTATTCTTCGGTTTTGCTTGCACTGTGTATACAAGTATTTGAGTATCGGCATGAGCTGTTACACGGCTTGTTGCCCTCGTATACACATTGTCTTTCAATCGGCTCTATATCACTTATAGTTCTGCTGTTCATTTTATCATCGCTTCCTTTTTATACTGCTCTGCCATATATTGTCCGTAGCTCATGCCCTTACTCTTAGCAATCTCGCAGATTTACGCAAGTTTGTTTTTCTTAACAGGCTTTCTTTTGAGTCTTTTCTTTTCTCTGATTTTTCTTAATTCCGTAGCTCTCTGCTGTCGGTGTGCTTCACAACACGTATTTTGATTAGCTGCGGTCGGTGTAAACGTCTTGCTACAGACTACACATTTAATTGGTTTGTAGTGCTTCATTGCTATCTCCTTGCTTGATATTCAGATTTTTAAACATAGCACACATAACATCTACCACAATCGAGTTGCCGAATTGCTTATATAGTTGTGTATTGCTGTTTACTGCTGCCATTTTGTCAATATCTTCATCAGATACACCCATCAGCCGTCCGCACTCTCTAGGGGTTAGTTTTCTAATACGATATTGCGTGGCAATATGGCTATTCACATATCCGTGTGTTCCGGCTACGAGATTAGCCGATATGCCGTTATCAGAAATAACTGTGCCACATTGGGAACCGTTGCTTGATATTTGACCGACTTTTTGGATATTATTTTCAAGCAATAAATCATCTTTCTGCACACTCGTTAAGCAATTACTTAGGCCTTGCATATTCACCTCTAATCTCTGCTCTGTTAAACTTCCCGCAGTTCTATCTGACGGATTATCGGGATTTCTGCCACGCATAGCAACTATCTGACTTTCACACACCTTAATCTGTTGCGTACCACCGCCCTCAACTGTTGTGATATTAGGGCAAAGTGCATTTTCATCATATACTGTGTTTGATTGATGTTTGCCTGTACCATTATCCATAAATCCTAACTGCTTTGCTTCAAGTATTTTTGGCTCTTGATTACCGCCTTGCATTGTACTCAATGTTGGACTGCACCCCCCCACATCATAAATTCTGTTGGTACTCTCAAATTTTGATTCAAGAGAGCCTATTACATTTACATCTACCATTACTTCAATCACTCCGCTACTTGTTTTATTGGCTCTTAGGGTAGGGCAAATCCCCCCCTAAGTACCTTTTCGCCACCGAATTTTTTGCTTTCAAAAAGCACTATTCCGATAGCATCTGTTAGTTTTTCCATTCAATTACTCCATTACTTCCATAATTATCAAGGCCTTTATAATCTCTTGCCCTAAGAGTTGCGGCTACATCAATCTGTTTTTCTGCTGTCTCTCCCATATCCTTTAACAGCCAAGTTTCCCTCTGACCGCAAGTTTGATATTCCACAGTCATATCTTGCCTTGATACAGTTTGCAACTTCTCTCTGCTGTGGCTTATTGATTGTTCCGTCAACACAAGTCTGCCTGTCTGTCTGTCTGTCTGTCTGTCTGTCTGTCTGTCTGTCTGTCTGTCTGTCTG